TTTTTAGCACTATATGTTTTGAATTAATGAAATATCACCATATCTTTGCCTTGTGATTAGATGAAAACACTAATCCATGAGCATAAAAAATAAATAATATACAAACATAATAAAAATGGATGAAATAGCAATTAATAAACCAAAAACTTTAAAAAGCCAGATTTTAGATATGCAGGCTGGAATGTGTCTTTTTGTCCCATTCCGGGAATATACAGAGATGCACGTAAGAAAAATAGTAAGGTTTCTTAATCGGGATGGATATTCTTATAAAGCAACGAGTGCGGGTGTTATAGACGGGATAAATGTAATAAGATTAAAATAATTATGAACCTGATCCTCCGAAATACCGATCGTATCGAAATGTCGATGGCTGAATTTATTGATTTCACCAAGAGCGTTGTCAAGGAAGCCGTTGCCGAAACTTACGGGGAATATATTAGCCGGAATGAAGCAATTAGGCATTTGGGCAGTCGGAAAAAACTGGAGCAAGCAATCAAAATGAAGTTGATTAATCCTGATAAGGGAAATGGGAATCAGAAATGGCGGGTAAAAACCCGGGAAGTCATTGAAGCATATAAAATAATTGATAAACTATGAGAACTTTTTCAATATTAGCCTTTCTTCTTGCCCTTGGAATATTAGGATGCAGTATTTACGGAGGGCAGTACCATAGTCTTCCTTTCGCAATAATGTCCGGTATTTTGGGTTGGGCGATGTGGCCGGAGAAGAAGCAGGTAAAACCATACCGAAGTTATAGAAGTTGGGACACTAAAGATACGTAATGGCGGAGGAATTTAGCAAGGTTTGGTCCGGCTTAAACAAAGTAAACCTAACACCGCCCCGGGTGAAAGTAAGGGGGAACAGGGTGCGGAACCTGTATAAAAATATGTCGTGAGTTCTTTGGTCCGGTGACATTCTTTTCTTTACACCACAACATCTCCATTTCACACCGGACCTTTTTTTAAGTGACATATAAAGTACATTGTAGCCCTAGTCCTGTCGGGAGATAGCACGAAAGGCAAAATTTTAAAAGGGAAAAGTTATGAACGACAATGCAAATGTAAATGTAAGTGACAAAAAGGATAAAGAAATTGAAAACTTAAAAAAGCAGCTCGATGCTGCAAATGCATCTTGGACAAAATATTTTAAGGAATGTGAAACCCTTAAACAGGAACTATTAAGGTACAAAGAGCTGGTAAAAGTACAGAGTGCCATTATTAACAACAATTAATCAGTCCGGGGCAGCCAATTGTAACTGTGGCCATATATATAGGTTGCTCCGGCAAAGGGTCGGTTGTCCGAGTGGTCAGGAGCCAGTCCGCAAAACTGGGTACGCGGGTTCGAATCCCGCACCGACCTCAGAATTTAAATTTTAACAAAAATGAAATACAAAGTAGGAGACAAAGTAATAATTAAACCAAAAGAAGAGTTTGTACATTCTAAATATCGAAATCCACATGGATCCATGGACATATATTGTGGGAGAGCGGCTGTTATTGTATCCCAAGCTTTTGATTATTATAGAATAGATATAGATGGAGGACTTTGGAATTGGTACGATGATATGCTTGAAGATAATAATGTAGGAATGTATGGGGAACTAAGAGGATTTCCACAAGCTTATTTTTCTGGGACATTCTCCATGACAGAATCGAATAAAAAAACACATTCTATAGACCTAATAGGCGAACATAAATTTTTAACCTTAAAAGTGGAATCATGAAAAAACTGAAAGCAATTTTATCCGGAGCTAATTTTATCGACAGATTATTCGATCTGAGGGAAAGAGATGTTAAACGTTCTTTAGAATCCGCGAGCGATGACGCAGAAAGACAAATGACGGAAGCCGAAATCCGATACGAGGAACTTTGTAAAAAATTGGGAGAAAAGGAAGTCAACTACACGACAACAATCAATCAGATGTTGGAGCAAAAAGACATCATCCGCCGGGCAAAAGAAACAATTGAAGCCGTGAAGGCAATCAAAGACGATTTGGAATCAGAGGTTGAATTAAAAGAGGAAGACAAAAAGAAAAAATAACTGGCAGCCCGGGAAGACGGGCAACCCGCCTACTTAGCTCAGTTGGTAGAGCATCGGTTTTGTACTCCGAAGGTCATCCGTTCGAACCGGACAGTAGGCTCAAAAGTAAGGCCGTTTAGTTTGATGACGTGACGGCCTTACAAAAAACTCCAAGCTCTTTGACATGTTGACAGACAATAAAAAACACGCAGTTTGTCGCTGCGGGCTGGTGAACTACCGGGCAATACTCCGGTAGTGGCGAAAGTCGCGTGTCAAAGGCGCATTAAGCCAGCAACGGGTTGTACTGGAGTACTTAGAAAGAGGTTCGATTCCTCTTACCCGTCACATTTCAAACAACAAAACAAAAGTATGGAAAATAATCAAAAAACACAAGAGCAGCATCTTACCCATTGGAAAAGACTGGTAAATCCTGATTATCTAGGGGTATATTCTTTGGATAACGGGAAGGACATGACATTAACTATTGACCGGATCGTCCGGGAAGTAGTAACAAGTACTGGAGGCAAAAAAGAAGAATGTACAGTAGCTTACTTCAAAGAAAAAGTAAAGCCGATGATCCTAAACCGTACCAATTCAAAAATGATTCAGAAAATATACAATACCCCTTACATTGAAGAATGGGCAGGGAAAAAAATAACTGTATATGCGTCCGCGACAAAACTTGCCGGAGAAGAAGTTGAATGTCTTCGTATCCGTCAGCTGGTTCCACAAAATCCGGTTTTGAAAATAGAGGATAAAGTGAATTTCGATAAATGTAAATCTGCGCTGCAAAACGGATATACAATCAGTCAGTTACGGACCAAATGGACAATTACTAAAGATGTAGAGCAAGCTTTGACCAATGAAGGAATTTAAAATCAGATGTTCGCAAATAGGGAAAATAATCGGCACTGGAAAGGGAAATCCGCTAACCAAAACTGCCATGTCTTATTGCAAGACATGGCTAAAAGAACAACTATACTGCCGACGTTATGAGTTTCGTAGCAAATATACGGACAAAGGGCATATTGTTGAAGATGAATCAATCGACTTTATCGGCGATCAACTCGGGTTAGGATTTTTGATAAAGAATGACAAACAGTTCGAAAATGACTACTTTACCGGAGAGCCGGACATAATACCGCCTAATATTGATTTGGTCATAGATGCTAAAAATAGTTGGTCTTGGGAATCATTCCCCATACTTGAAGAAGAAATTCCCACATTGGACTATTATTGGCAATTACAAGGATATATGAGCTTAACAGATAGGCATCATGCGAAACTTGTATATGTATTGTCGGATACTCCTCAACATCTTATTGAAAGAGAAGCTCGAAGATACTGTTATGACAACGGTTTTGAAGAACTTGATATTGACATATACAACAAGTTCTTAGCAGATATGACGTATACAGATGTTTCAAACAACTTAAAAATAAAAGTATTTGACATTGAGCGTAGTAATGAAGACATTGTACTTGCCAAAAATAAAGTAATTGAGTGCAGAGAATACATTTCAACCCTATTAAATCAAATAAAATGATAGAACTACAAGCTATAGGTAACATCGGCAAGGATGCCGAGCAGAAAACAATAGGCGGCAAGTCATACGCCTCATTTTCAATCGGTGTAACAGAAAAAACATCAGACGGGAAAGACAAGACAACATGGCTCCGGGTAATGAAATACGACAGCGAAGGTAAGTTGACCGCATACCTTACAAAAGGGAAAAAGGTTTGGGTACGTGGCAATCCCTACTTTTCTGCTTATGTCAGTAAAAACACAGGTGAAGCCATCCCGGACACGACTATATGGGCTGACAAACTCGTGTTCTGTTCTTCAGGAGAAAAGCAGAATGGACAGCAAGACACCGGACGGCAACCGCAAGAACAGCAAACAACGGATAACTATTACGACGATCAACTTCCTTTTTAATCATGAAAACAAAAATTTGCATTAGATGCGGCATTGAAAAATCTATATCTGAATTTTACGTTCATCATGAAATGAAAGATGGTCATCTGAATAAATGCAAGATGTGCTGTAAAAAAGATGCTGCTTTTAACTATAAAAAGAAAAGCAAAAATGTGTGGTTTATCGAAGCGGAAAGAAGAAGAGGTCGAGAGAAATACAAACGATTGAATTATAAAGAAAAATATCCTCCAGATAAATTAAAATCCAACGCAAAAACAAAAAACCTACACAGATATCTAATATCGGCAGGATATGATATGAATATGAAAGAAGCTCATCACTGGAATTATGACTTACCAAAACAAGGCTTCATTTTGACGAGAAAATGCCATAAGTTAGTCCATAAATTTTTGACATTTGACGCCAAAACAAGATGTTTTAAATGGGGAGACATAATTTTGGACAGTCTTGAAAAACATTATGATTTCATAAAACATGTGTTCGATGAAAATAATGTTAATTCTGATATCATTTGCTTTAAGCTATGAAAATCAAACTCCTTAACACTTCCGTCGGTCTGAAACCGTTATACGATGAAGATTTAGAGGAAAAGAAAAAGTTGAAAATCGGAGAGGTTTACGAGGCCACTATCAAGCGGCCTCGAAACCTTTCCTTTCACCGAAAATATTTCGGACTCATTAACCTTGCCTGGGAATATCAGAATGAGATAGCGGTAGAGCATTTCAAGCACAGCATCGAACTATTCAGAAAAACGGTAGAAATGGCAGCCGGATGGTGTGAGCCGATATACTCGATTGCCCGGAAAGAGTGGATTGAAGTTCCGAAGTCTATTGCTTTCGATAAAATGGACGAAGACGAATTTCAAAACCTATACGAACGTGTAAAGGACGTATTATTTAAATACTTCCTCAAAAACATTTCAGTTGAAGAATTTGAAAAGAACCTTATTAATTTTTGATGAACTCATACATGACCAGCTCCGGCGAATATGTTCTTAAATCGGTCATAGACCGCCGGATTAGAGCAGCCAAAGAAAAGAAGATAGCCCAGATGATTGAAAAATATGGCTATCTTTTCTGTGAGGAATGTCATAGAAATGAGGCTGCAGGTATTCCACTTGATTGTTCACACGATATTCCAGTAAGTGAATGTCAAAAAAGAGGCCAATCGGAATTAGCCTGGGATGTAAATAACATTACAATCAGGTGCCGGGAATGCCACCACAAACATGATCATCAATCACAATTTAGTTTTCCATGAAAATCCCATCTACCCTTTCTGCTCAAATCCTTTCCTTTCTATTTAAGGATAAAGCCGGACTAATCAGGCATCTCAAAGAGATACAAGATAGCCCGGTTTCTTTTTCGGATGTAAAAGGGAGGGAAAGACAAAGGAAGGCGGGGATACTGGTTAAGAAACTTGAAAAATTGAAACATTAAAATTATGACAGCAACCTATTTTGAATCCACAGTAAAATACGAAAAAGTAAATGAGGATGGCAAAGCAAAGAAAGTGACTGAATTATACCTCATAGATGCAATGAGCTTTTCGGAAACAGAAGAAAGGAGTTGCAGGCAGTTATCCGAAATAGTTCAGGGGGATTACCTCATTCAATCCCTGAAACGGTCAAAAATAACAGAATACATTGAATCAAATGACGAAAACGATGACCGACTCTACAAAGCAACAGTTAAAATAACCGATAGCGATAACTTCGGCAAAGAGAAAGAATCCTCAATTCATTATCTAGTTGCCGCATCAAACATCAACCGGGCATTGGATAACCTCGAAAAATCACTGTCAACATTTGTAATACCCTATGAGATAGTAAAAATCGAAGATACGAAGTTTGTAGAAGTGATCCCCTACATACCGGACGACAAAGAACGCATACCGGACAATTTAAAACCACAACAATAACACTAAAACTATAATATCATGGAAAAATCACAGACAAAATTAAATCCTTCGAGGATGCTTGCAAGCATCTCAGACTTAACCCTAACGACCTGCCGGTTGTAGATATGCTTCCGGAGAAAGATAGGAAATCAATTATCGCATTCTACAAGCTTACAATTATTATCAGAGCATTGAATGAAGGTTGGGAACCAGATTGGTCAAATTGGGATGAATGTAAGTATTACAACTGGTTTTACGTTGAAAAAGGAGAAGACCAGCGTTCCTCCGGTTTTCGTTGCGCCGGCTACGCGTGTACGGGCACGGACCCCGGCTCTCGGCTTTGCTTTAAGAATAGAGAATTAGCCGAATACGCCGCAGAACAATTCAAAAAACTATATCGTGAATATTTACTCATTCTTTAAAAGAAAAAACATGAAGAAGACATTAGAGATAACGGAAGAACAAGCAAAGAAACTCTACTTTGAAGCATCCGAAAACTTCAAAGAAGTACTTGAATCGAACTTCGGGAAGACAACATTTCTGAAAAACTTTCAAGACGCAGTAAAGACATACTATGATGCTTGTGAAATCATAGGAGAAAAGCCGATTGACGAACAGCATTTAATGGACTGTGGACTCGGAAAGTCGGAAATCGCATTCATGAAATTGAAAACAATCTTCAAAGCTGCAAATAAAATGAACAACGATTGGAAAGCAGATTACTCCAATTCAAGCCAGTATAAATATAATCCGTATTTTGTTTGGCGTTCCTCCGGTTTTCGTTACGACGGTACGTACTGCACGAATACGTACACGTACACCGGCTCTCGGCTTTGCTGCGGTACATCTGATGATGCAGAATACATCGGAAAAAAATTTAAAGATTTATATAACGATTATTTTGGATAATGGAAAATAATGATGATGGAAGCCTGGGATTTCTGAATATTCAGCCCGATGAAGACAGGAAATAAAATCTTACATTAAATTTTGCAATTATGGATAATAGCCGTATATTTGTGGTGCTCAATTGGCAAAGCGAGCACCACAAATTACAAATGAAGGTATTTTTTATACCATATCGTGACTTATATCCATAAGTAAATTATAAGTCGTCGAAGTCCTGAGTTGCATAGCCTTCTTTGTAAGTGTTATGTTCGCTTTGCCAAAAGAACAGGAAGTCGGCGACTTTCTTATTTTTATTAACTTATAATTCATCAACGTATGGCAAAGCGAAGTGAATCTGTAAGTAATGTGAATCATAGTACCATTACAGCACGTCCACCCCGACGAAACGAGGGTAAATTACTTTCCGAAGTAAAAGAGTTGCAACAACAACTAATCCAAGTAAGACAAAAATTAGAGATCGAAAAGAACTGCAAGAATCAGGCGTATTACTTTATTCTCAGTTCCGGCAACTTCAGAAAGTTTGCTGAGTTCCACAAAACGCATAAGGCAAGCCTTGATTATCACGGAGCTTGCATGGCGCAGCTTTATCTTGATTCGTTTGAAAAATAAGTAAACCACACAAATATGGAAGAATTGATTATTACTTCTAACGATGGTAGAATGTCATCGTTAGAAATTGCACAGATTACCGAAAGAGAACACAAAGATGTCATGCGTTCAATTCGAAACATGGAAGAATCTTGGTTAAAAATAGCCGGGCGCAATTTTGCGCTGGGCACGTATAAAGATGCTAATAAGCAAGATAGACCATGCTATTATCTGACAAAAACCGAATGTTTATATGTCGCAACAAAATTCAATGACGAAGCAAGGGCTAAATTGGTTTTACGTTGGGAACAATTAGAAATAGAAAAGCGAACAGAACAAAGCAATCTTTCCCCGGCTGAAATGCTTCTCAAACAATGTCAGATCATGGTAGAACATGAAAAGAGATTGTCAACCGTTGAGCAGAAAGTTAATGAGGTATTAGCTATTCGGGAAGAAGCGCAGAAAGACATGTTATCACTCCCTCTTTCTACTGATGCTGTTCCTGAATTAAGCATGAGAGATAAAGTCCGTGCTTTGGTAAACAAATATTCCATGCACTTCAATGTTCCTCAAAAGAATGTGTGGGACCATATTTACCAAACCCTTTATTACAATTATCATATTGCACTGCGTTCCTACGCCAGAAAGAAAAATGAGAGTCTTATTGATGTAGCTGAACGTGTAGGCGCATTGGATAAAATGTACGCAATTATTTCAAACCTATCAAGGCAAAACGGATTAGTAGCATAAATTCCTCTTTAATAAAGAATCAGCATGAATATAAAAGGACAGATAAAGTTAAGGGTGGATGCCGTTAACACCCACCCATGGTTAGAACTATTTCCGTACTCTTACAGTTGTTCTTACAGTAGTACGTACTTGGGTTCTAACCCGAACTTGGATTTTAGCCATGATGTTACTTTTTAAGTTAAACAAAAAGGAGGTTTACTCCCCGGCCCGCTTTGAGCCTTGCCATATCTCGCTGCGGTACGGGCTAAAATCCGATACAAAGTTAACTGTTTTGTAGTATCTGTCCTTTTTAATAATAAAATATATGCCCCGCACCCCGAAACCCAAACAACCAAAACCGATCATTTCCCGTCTGTCAACAAACTATTCCGACTGCCGGAAATGTATCTACTACCAACCGTGGAAATTCGGATTGGTTGATTGCCCGTTTTCGGTGGTGCCGCATGAAAACTGCGTGGACAGAAAAATTGAATGTGTAAATTATAAAAAAACATGATTGAAAATACTATTAAAAAAATTGAGCAATGGGTTGTCGACAGAAACCTGCATACCCAGGATCCAAAAGTACAGATGTGTAAAACAGTTGAAGAACTCGGAGAACTAGCCCGGGCAATAAACAAAGGCGATAGGGAAAAACAGACAGACAGCATCGGGGATACGGTTGTCACTCTCATCTGTATATCAAAACAACTGGGTATTGATTTCAGTGAATGCGTTGAATATGCATACAACGAAATCAAAGACCGGAAGGGGAAACTTATCAACGGGATATTTGTAAAAGAGGCGGATTTTGTATAAAAAATTAAATAAAAAATCATGAGAGCACTAATTATCACATCCTTATTAGGAGACTACTCCGGTATTGCTGAAGAAGTAGAAAAACAACTCCAAAACCAAGACAAAAATCAAGAATCCGATGAAGTTGTAAGTATCCATCAGTTCAACATGCTTTCACAGGCGTATGATGCGAAATTTAACGAATGCGAAAAACTCAAAGCCCAAAATCAGGAATTGGAAAAGTCAAACATTAAACTCATGGAAGAGGTTAATAAATATCGGTATTTCATTGAGTGCCAGAAAAACGAAATTGAAAAGCTGTGATATGGAATATGGAGAATTGTTAAAAGACCCTCGCTGGCAAAGAAAGCGACTGGAAGCCATGCAAGCGGATCGATTTACCTGTCAGATGTGTTTTCACGCTGATAAACCATTAAATGTACATCATAAAAAATATATTCAGGGAGCGGCACCATGGGAGTATGATACAAGTGATTTAATCACTCTTTGTGAAGATTGTCATGCCAAATATCATCGTGATGTTACTAAAACTAAAATAATGGCTAATATGCTTATAAACATTTCTGAACTATTAAAATCAGCAATATGATATGGCGAGACAATTAAAAGAAGGATTGAAATATTTTTCTTTTGATGTTGATTTTTTTGATGATGAGAAAATAGGTGCAATTTCTGGAGAGTTTGGGATAAAAGGAGAAATTACAGCAATAAAGCTGCTATGTGCGGTATACCGGAATGGATACTTCGCTGTGTGGAATGAGCCGTTAAAAATGAAACTTTTAAAATCCCTTCCAGGAATAAACTCTGAATTACTGGACCAGATCGTGAATCGCTTAGTTAGGTGGGGGTTCTTTGACAGCTCCTGCTTCAGCTCGGTAAAGATTCTGACTAGTGAAGGTATTCAGAAGCGATATTTTGAAGCCATTAAAAGAAGAAAGCCCAAGGAAGAATATCCTTATTTACTTATTAATGTAGACAATAATGCAATAAATGTATGCAAAAATGACAAAAATGTATACAAAAGTACACAAAGGAAAGGAAAGAAAATAAATAATCCCCCTATAATCCCCCTTTTGGATTTTTCGTCGGAAGGAATAATCCCGATTGAAAATTTGAAGGAAAGAATATTTTCCGAAGAAACGGCATGGATTGAGACCATAGCAATGAAGCAACAGCTTAAACCCGATGAAATAATTAAGTGGGTGAACGATTTTTTTGACGAACTCGAGTGTATAGGTGAAAACATGAAAAGCCTAAAAGATTTCAAATCCCACTTTTTCAGGTGGCTTAAAATCCAACTAAAAAACAGAAAGGAGGAAAAAGATGACGGAAGACTTGAAAGTTGGTAGACAGAACTCACCAGACACGGAAAAAGCCGTATTAGGGGCGATGATGCTATCTAACGAAGCAGTGACCGATGTGGTGTCAAAGCTAAGCACAGATGCGTTCTTTGACCCCAGAAACCGCATAATCTTCGATGCCATCCGGGGACTGAACGACAAAAGCATACCGGTAGACATGATTTCGGTAGTCGAATGCCTTCGCCAGTCCGGCAAGCTAATTGAAGCAGGCAACGCATCCTACGTAACCGAACTCACGAACCTGTCCGGTTTCGGACTTGCTCGCACGGATCACTATTGCAAACTGCTCGTTCAGATGCAGATAGAACGACAACTGGTAGTTATGGCTACCGAGATAATCCGGATGTCTGACGAAACAAACGACGTTTCAGACACCATTTCATTCGCTGATAGGCAATTGCAGAAAATAAACGAAATCATTTCCCTGAATAGTCGTATGGAACATATATCGTCGGCAGTCGAAAAAGCGGCTGACGAATCGATATTGAGGACGGAAAACAGACGGCAAGGGAAAATGTCAGGCGTAACATCCGGACTGAAAGACCTGGATAAAATGACATCCGGATTCAAGGGGTCCGAACTGATAATACTCGCAGGACGCCCTGGGTCAGGAAAGACAAGCGTGATGCTTCACTTCGCCAAGGTCGCCGCAAGAAATGGCGTCCCGGTGTGCATCTACTCCCTCGAAATGGACAGCATCAGCCTTGCCGACAGGCTAATCCTTTCAGAGACGGACATCGAAGCGGACAGATACCGGAACGGATACATATCCAACGAAGAGTTCAACCAAATCGCATCGGCAAAGAAAAGACTTTCCGAACTGCCGATATACGTTGACGACAACCCGATAGTATCCATGCGCTACATCCGTGCACACTCTAAGAGAATGTCAAAGCAGGGAAAATGCGGATTGATACTCGTAGATTACTTACAACTCGCTGATATGGGCGAAAAGGGGAAAAACCGGGAACAGGAAGTTGCACAGGCGAGCAGACAGGCAAAGATAATCGCGAAAGAGCTTAATGTGCCTTTTATCCTTTTATCCCAGCTTAACAGAGCTTGTGAAGAACGGGCGGATAAAAAGCCACAGCTATCCGACCTTCGTGAATCAGGAGCCATCGAGCAAGATGCAGATAAGGTTATATTCGTTTATCGTCCGGAATATTACAAGCTGAAAGATCCTCATAACAACCCGATAACCGGAGAAGGTGCGCTCATAATGGCTAAACAGCGCAACGGAGCCGTAGGTGACGTGAAATTCAGGTATAATGAAAGTCTCACGAAGATATTCGACCACAACACAAACGAATCCGGAAGACCATTTTAATAAAAAATCACTGAAACAATGAAAACATACGTAATAACACTATCAAAACAGTTTCTTTCCGGACATAAAGAGGCTGGGAAACCGACAAATTTTAGAGATAAATTCTTGCTCGGAATAGGCTGCCCGGACTGTAAAACCCAACAAGACTTATCAGGTGAAAACATATCGCCTTGCAATAGTTGCATAAGAGCGTGTATGTACCCCAAAATACATACAATGCGGTCGAATTATCAACTTTGGGAGTCAAGCGCTAAACATGAAAAACGCAGAGAGGAAAGTCATCAAATTACTAAAAGAAAACAATTTGATAAAGTAATGGAAATAAAAGGAAAAGTTCATTTAATGTTCGAGCAAAGTGGAACTTTCAAGAATGAGTTTATAAAGCTGGGAATACCATCGGAAGATTATGATATCCAAAATAATTTTGGACAAACTGACCACGTTGTAGACTTGTTTGCGGAGATTGAAAAAGCGTATGACGGTAAAGGAAGCGTGTTTGATAGTATTACGAAAGACGATTTGATAATGGCTTTCTTCCCGTGCATTTACTTTGAGTCCATGCAAGCAAATTACTATCAAATGCATTGCAATAACTTATATTGTAAATCTAAAAATGAGCAATATGAAATAGTACTTGAGAGAATAGGTAAAAGAGAGAAGTTCTATTCTTTATTATATAAATTTTTTGCTGTTTGTGATTTCAGGCAGATAAGAATGATATTGGAGAATCCTGCCACACAACCGCATTATCTGTTGTATCCTGCAAACTTTATTCCGTACACATTTGTTGATATGGATAGGAGGAAAAGGGGCGACTACTTCAAAAAGCCTACTGCATATTGGTTCTTTAATTGCGAACCGACAAATGGAAAGAGTTTTCAGAAACCTAAAGAAACAAAAGTAATAATGAATTGTAAGCAAGGAAAAGAATCGGGTATCTGTTCAGAAGAACGTTCGCTAATCTCACAAGACTATGCTCGTAATTTTATCTGCGACTTTATTATTGGCAAGGCACAGAAACATACACAACTTGAATTATTTTAGAAGATGTGCAGAATGTTTAATGAGTTCCGAGAATATTTAAAACTTTAATTAATTTATCGGTGTGTGCTATGGACAAATACGGAAACATAGATCAAAACTGGTATTCTTCCGAAGCTCAGAGAAGTGAACGGGAGCATGCCGAACAAGTCCTAAAGGAGATGAAGGACTTTGAAAAGTTATGTAAAAAGTTTCGCAAGAAGGTAGTTGAAAAGACTTCTCAGGGAGTAAGGATCAGATATGTAAAGAGAAATCAGACAACAGCAGAGTAAATAAAAAAATGGACGCCACCTAAATGACGTCCACGCCGGCTCCACTGCAGCAGACACACAAAAAACGTGTCTGCTTTATCTATTCTTACCGAGGTAGACCAATACCCTTACAGAAATAAACTCGCAGACACGTATATACGTAGTCCAACGAGCTTAGTATCTGTATTTTTTATTTTGGTCTTTTCGGTAAGTACTAAACTCAGCTACAACAATTACAAAACAATATGCGCAACTCTTTGCGTGTGGCAAATATAAGAAATTATTCCTGAATTTAAATTAATAGAATAATGGATAAAGAACTACTAAACAAAATCCTGCCTTATTGCGGACATGGCCTGAAAGTGATATATGAAGATTATTTGTGTTGAATCGTTAAAAAATAATCCCTATGCAGAATGATTTTGATTTGTCGGAAAAATGCCGTATGTTTGCGATGACTTACATACGAGAAGACAGAATAAATTGCCTTTTTTAAGGTATTTAAATGCCTTATTATATAGTACCTAACGGTGCTACTCCTGTGTGGAACGTTAATGCGCCCACTGCCTTCTCGGTGTAAGTCAACAGGTCGGTAGCACTGTTTTTTTTATTTGCTACTGAATACAATTTTATGGTATGACTAAACCGAGAGAAAATTGTATTGGCACGAAGTATAGTAATGTCAAAACACGTCCACCCCAACGAAACGAGGGTAAACTACTGCAATTAGAGCGTGAAATCAAGACGCTCAAATCCGAAAACCAAGAATTAAAAACAGAACTGGCTGAACAGAAAAGGCAGAACATTCTGGAAAAGCAGAAGAAAGAGGAAGAAAAACGATGTAAGAATCGGGCCTATTACTTTATCCTAAGCGATGGTGCTTTCCAAAGGTTCGCCGAGTTCCATAAAACACACCGGGCAAACCTAGACTACCACGGGGCTTGTCTTGCGCAGCTTTATCTCGATTCATTTACTACAAAATAACCCACCATGAAAGAATTAGTTTTATTTGACAAAACTCAAAATAGTATTTTGGGTAATGTCAGATCGGACGGCGACATGCTTAGTCTGACAGATTTATGGAAAGCGGCTAATAGCCCAAATAAAAAAGACCCATCTACATGGCAACGCCGTGAATCAACAATTGAACTTATTGATACAGTGTGCAATTTTTTAAATACCCCAAAAATGGGGGTTTTGAAATCTAAGCGAGGGAAATCAGATGGAGGAACATGGGCGCATAAAAATTTAGCACTTGCTTATGCAAAATGGTTGGATCCCAAACTCCATATTCTAATAAACGAGGTTTTCTTCCAGCGTATCGAAGAAGAAAAAAATCCTGACCTTATAGCAGATCGGTACATTAAAGCCTACAAAAAGAGAGGTAAGGATGAAAAATGGATTCAAGAACGTTTTGAAGGGAAAGTAGTACGCAATACATTTACTTCTACTCTTGCAAAACATGGTGTAAAACATGATGGTTTCCGGCAATGTACGAATGCGATTTACTCCCCTTTATTTGGCGGTAAAACTGATGTAATCAGACAAAAGAAAAACTTACCGGAGAAAGCTAATATCCGTGATAATCTTTCCCGGCTTGAACTTATGTCAGTGAAATTTGCTGAAGAATTGGCTTCGGAAAATATTAAGAACAATAATCTACAAGGCAACAATGAATGTGCAAAAGCAAGTTTTATTGCTTCAAACGCGGTAAAAGATTGTGTTTTAAAAAGCAGACAGAAAATAAATCAAACAATATAAATATGGGTAAAATTTCAATTACATACAATGGGGAAAGTATCCTGATTGAATCAGGGAAAAAGAAGTTAACAATAACAGCAGAACAAGCATATTATTTAAAGGAAATGTTATCTGATATTGATAGTAAATATAATCTAAGACCACAAATCCAAAACAAATAGAATATAATAGCAATTCAATAACTCAAACTAGAGGGGTGTAATGCCCCTCCCTAAAATTAATAAGTTCAAACAACCATGATCCCCAACAAAACCAGTAAAGACTACAAGCGGCTCAAGGAGCTGCTTGATAAAGGAGAAAAAATAACTGTATTTTTCTTGCATAAATCAGGGTATGGAACTGAGCAGAAAATACGCAAAACAGCAGAAAAGAAATATAACGAAATAGCACACTGTGACGGATATTTTATAGGCCCAATGACCATATTCCCTTTCAGTCAAAAACCTTTTGAATACTACTGTGAAAAATACAATGTTGAATTTATAGAGCCAAATTTATGAAAAACCAAGTTTTATCAATAAGTCAAATGAGACATCTAAGGGACTTAGGTGTTGATACACAGGAAGCTAGTGTTGTACATCTCTTTAAAGATGAAGAGGAGAATTATATAGATTATGACGAAGCAGAAACTTTAAGGGAAGAAATCGTAGTATTAGACAGATACTATGATGCTGAAATGGGGAACTATGACCATTCACTTAGAATGGATTATGGAGTGTTTACTCTTCAAGATTTATTAGACAAACTTCCTCATAGTATTACAAACGATAGGTTAAATGGTCTTACAATAGAAAAGTTATCAAATTGTTGGGACGTATATTATGAAGTTATTGGATTTATTAATAAAGAAGTTATTAAATCTATCCGTCGTGAGACATTACTAGAAGCTGTTTATGAAATGCTTTGTTATCTTGCTGAAAACAAACTTTTAGAAAAGGAGAGAAAATGAATTTAAATAACATGCGCGAAGAAGCATTTAAAATAGCCTGAAAGAAAACAAACACAAGAAAAAACTAAACTTCTATAATATGAAAGTTTATATAATCCTAATCCATGAAATACCTTTTGTTCATGATATTATGGACAAAGTGGACCTCACAGAAAGAGGGAGTAAAGTGTATGTCAAATTCAGGACGATTAAAATGGAATCACATGATGAAAGTGAATATAATTTCAAGAAAATAGTAGAACATATATGTTTTAAGCAGCATAAAGAACTTCAAAATCCGGATGGGATAGGTAAACCTGTATTTGTATATGCTGTCTCAAACAAATCTCATCGTATTGTTTATTTCCGGAAAGGCATAAATCAAGTGTCAGACGGTAAAAATATATATATGTTTGATGATTTGATTTCTCGTTTTTTATCTGTTCAAACAGATAACATGAGAAGAGTTACAAATGTCGGGAATGAAATTAATGGAAAATTTTGTCCGATAAAATGCTATAAATACTAATACTTAAAGATGAGAAAAATGACTAGTATAAATCTATGTAGATGTCCTTATTGTGGATCTTATCACTACGAAATAGGATATTTTACATCCGCAGCCAATTGTAGATGTTGTGATTGCGGAAGTCTGTTTTGGTATAATTTTAGCTTGAATGCTTAAGTAAAAAGTTATGACACAGGAAGAAAGAGATATTTTATTAAAAGATTTAAGTGCAAGACTTCCATATGAAGTTAAGGTTCAACTTAGTACAAACGAGGTTGGTGTACTAAGTGGGGTAGCAAAAAGAACCTGTACTGTATTTACAAAAGGCAGGATTACTCCTCCTGATTTTTACGATGTACGTATAAATGATATTAAGCTGTATCTATTTCCATTATCTTCCATGACATATGAGCAGATAAAGGAATTTAACAGCCTTAGTGATCTGCATGTTGATATATATGAGGCGTCATCAGAATCTAAAATTTTTACGATTTGTTCTAAATCTACAATAGGTCCTGAGGACGAAACAGAATTTGTAGAAATAACCCAAGATGATATAATCTCCGCAATCGACTGGCTAAATGCCAATCATTTTGACTATCGCGGATTAATAAACAAAGGCTTAGCAATTAATGCTACTAACTTAAATATTTATTGATATGAAAAACCAAGATACTGATCCACAACTTGAATGTCTATCTAATCAGAGGCAGATTGACACAGAGTTTAACTCTATTCCTTCCGGTTATAAGAAGGGTCCTTTATGGATCAAACTTAGAGAAAGAAAACCTAGAATAGGATATCCAAACTATGTGTTAGTTAAACATGGAGAAGACGCATTTACTGCTATGCTACAACTCCATGAAGGTGAGTTGTATTGGGATGTGTATGGATGTGGATATATCTGTGTTTCAGAAAATGATTGTTGGATGGAAATACCTAGATGAAAGACAGTCACAATAAAGAAAAGAGAAGATTATTAAACCTACATTAAATAAGAGATAATAGTGAAAACAAAAGAAAACAACAAATTTAAACCATTTGATCTCGAACAAGCTAAAGCTGGTAAACCTGTTTGTACAAGAGACGGGCGTAAAGCAAGGATTATTTGTTTTGATGCTAAAACATTAGGTGATTATCCTATAATAGCCCTGGTTGAAGATGCAGATAACTCAATATATGAGGCTGCATATTCCTTTTCCGATAAAGGTGAAAACTTGAGAGGTAATATTCGTAATATAGACCTTGTAATACCTCTGGAAGAACATGAAGGATGGGTTAATATATATAGAAATGCTGGAATAGTGTCGGCCCGGTGTATCTACAATACAAGGGAAGAAGCTATGGAGAGTGCAGAGGAAGAGGATTATATTGATACAGTTAGAGTAGTATGGTATGAATAAAGTTGAAGACTATGAGTGAACTAAAGGATAGATTATTGAAACAACTGGAGATAGACTATTCAGAGGATGCCAGAGACTGTCTTAAAATATATGAAGCCATTAAAGAGTTAAATAAAGGGAGTATCCCTAGTGATCAATGGATGGTATTATGCAGAGTTCAACATTTAGGAACCCATATAGATCCTATGAGAGTTTATTCCCCTTCTAAAATAGGTTACGTATTCCTAAAAGGATTAGAAGAAGATAACAAGATGAAAACATTACTAATAACAGAAACAGAGGCTAGGATTATTTATTCGAATACATCCGGAGAGTTTAAGAAAAAGCTTGAAGATACCTTCGGAATAGAAAGACTTATATGTAATAGTCAAGACTTGTTCTGACAGCTTGTTTAGTATCGGACAAAAAAACTGTCAGCTGTTTGTTGCGAAGTTACGCAACTTTCTTGACTCTCACAACCGGATGGTGTTATATTAACGCCATTCGGTTTTATTGTTTCCTGATTTTGGAGTTTGTATTTCCTTGCGACGGCAATCCCTTCGATAAAAGTCTGCATGGGTGTTTTTCCGAAACAGTACTTTCCGGAGTGGGTTCTTTGGGTGTTGTAGGAGTTCATCCACGCATCGAGGTCTGTTTGCAGTTGCTCAATAGAGGTATAGATTTTCTTTCTAAATGCGATTGCATAGAACTCGTTCTGCACGGTTCTGTTGAATCTCTCGCAGATGCCGTTTGTCTGCGGGCTTTTCGCCTTGATTTTAGAGTGGTCTATATCCTCCACAGCCAGATACAGTTCATATTCGTGGTTTTCTCTGTTTCCGCAGTATTCCGTTCCTCTGTCTGTGAGCATACGCATCAGCTTCAGGTCATGCTGCTCGAAGAAAGGCACTATCCTGTCATTGAGCATATCGGCAGCGACAAGGGCGTTCTTCCTGTCGTATAGCTTAGCAAATCCGATTTTGGAGTAAGTGTCAATGACGGTCTGCTGATAAATGTGTCCGACACCTTTGATGTGTCCAACATAATAAGTATCCTGGGCGACAAGGAAACCGGGATAATAGGTTTCTATCTCTCCATGAGCCTGTTTCTCTTCCTTTGCTTTCTCCAATGCAGCCACTTGGTTCTCATCAAGGATAATGCCCTCTTGTTCCACTTTGGCAGACAATGCTTTCAGGCGTTTCTGGAAGGTCTCCATATCGTGCCGCAGCCAAATGGAGCGTACTCCGCCCGGCGAAACAAGAATGCCTTTCTTCCGCAATTCATTGGATACACGCACCTGCCCCAATGCCGGATTGTCTATCGCCATCCCTACCACAGCCTGCTCGATGTGTTCTTCCACACGGTTCTTTATGACAGGCTTACGGCGTGAGATCTCCTGCAAGGCGATTTCACCTCCTTGTTCATACAGCTCCTTAAAACGATAAAAACTGTCACGGCTATAACCCATAATCTTGCAAGCACGTGATACGTTTCCTAACTGTTGGGAGAGTTCAAGCAATCCCAGTTTGTTCTTGATGACTTTTTCTGATGTGGTCATAACTCAATCTGTTTTCTGTTACAAATTTATTCTTTTTATACGTAACTGTCAGATTAAGTCTTGACTATTACAACTTATATTGAGTTTCCAGGAACTGGTGAAGACCTATAAGGATGCATGTGAAATCACAGGATCAGTTCCTGATATAGAATGTGATGATAGTTCAGAATTAGCACGCTTAAAACTAATACAGATTTATAAAGCTTGTAATATATTAAACAATGATTGGAAACCTGGTATTTCTAAAAATGGTTTAGATATATATTACCCGTCTTTTATATGGGATAAAGGTGAATTTAAATATAAAGAAGTAGAGCATGGTACATACATTAACTATGATCCTAAATTATGTTGTGGCAAAAGAGAGGATGCTTTTTACATAGGAACTCGTTTTATTGATCTATATAGGAATTACTTACTACCAGAGTAAAATGGAAATACAGGAAATAAAGATTGAGGGGATAATATATGTAAGGAACAAATATTCCCGGGTATGTAGTGATTGTGCTGTCAGGGATAAAGTGGATTGTACTATTCTCATTCAAAGTGACCAAGTTACGCTTTGTCATCTATTTGACGGATATGCACTTAAAGTAAAGGAGGAACATGAGAAATAATAAGGATCTTATTAAAATCAGTAAAGGTCATTATACCTATAAGGGTATTCAGATAAACTGCATTGGGTATTATCCTCCGGAAAAAAGAGTGGTATGGGAAGCTGTGGATAAAGATGGTTGTGGGTTTTGCCACTCCTTTTCCTTAAAAGATACTATTAGGTTAATTGATGAAAATATTAGAATTGAATTAAAAAAGCAACTATGTTTACCACACCTTGTTTTATAAGAAAGAATACTTTGGAACTTTGTAAAAAGTTAGAAAAATTAGGATATAAACGTTCAAAGATTTTCCTTGAAGATCCATATTTATGTATTGCCACTGCGGTAAATGATAAATACCCTACATATACTACAATTACTTATGAAATGTTTGATACTAAAGATCCTTATTCAACATGGAATTGTGCTGGAAGGATTAATTGTAAAACTAATGAAGAACTCTTTTTAGCTATTGCATCACTAAGAGATGATTCAGATAAAAATCAATGGTTTGTTATGGATGTAGAAATATATACAGATTTTCCACAAGGCAGTTGGTTTATGGCAACAGATCGCAGTGGAGGAAGACATGTTGGTACACAAATAGAACCTCTATACTGTCATAAAGCTACAGTAGAAGAACTTATAGAACATTTTGGTGGTGATAATGTCGGGAGCAAATAAAATAATCCTTTAATAGAAACATTTTCGAATATGAGAAAAGCAAAAATAATAAAAGGAGACCTATGTCATATCCTGTGTGATGATGAAGTATATGTACATGAGTGAATTTATTGAGGAATTAAATGAATAACCTTATTTATCTGCCTAAATTTCATGCTGGGCAAAAGGCATATCTACATTATGGTGTTGGTTCATGTTTCCTTGTAAAAATACTAGATATATACAGATATAATGAAGAGTGGTACTATGATGTTGATGCATCATCTTATAGCCGAGGTATGAAATTAGGATACGTGAGTGAGAAATATCTTACGAAAAAAAGTTATCAAAAACCTGATTGTAGATACTCAACAAAAACGATTCAAAAACTAAATGAATAAATATGAAAGCACTTGAAATTTATAAACCTCCATTCCGGATATCAGAACCATACATATTCTCATCTAATGGTGTTATGGCATTTATGATCCTTACAAGAAACAATGAACTTATCAGGAATATTTGTGATACACTAAGCAATGAAGATACACATCTGAATTTGGGAAATATAACGTATGCAAACGATGTGTTCATACAAAAAGATAACGAAAACATATTATTATTGCGTGGATGGGGACATTTAACCGGAGGAGGAGCTTTGAACTTACCAGATAAAGAAGCTATCCAGATACAAAATGAATTTCGGGACTGGGTTATTAGCAAATTAAAGGGAAAGAAGTAGCGAGGTTAGTCCTCGCTATTACTTAGTTTGTTTCCTTCTAGGTGGTATTTTGGGAGACTTCATTCCGTCAATATGTTCAAATAGAGAGTTATCTACATGAGCCATCATAGGATCCAAGATAAAATCAATGCCTTCCCTTCTCGCTAATTTAGATGCTGGAACAAAATCAGCATCACCAGATATAAGTACAATTCTATCAACAAAATGCTTTAATGATAAAGAAGCAATATCTACCCCTATCTTCATATCTATACTTTTTTGCCTTAATTCGTAATAAACATCACTTTCTTGTAAGTCCTCTATTTTCAATGAACCAGATAATAATTCCTTTATTTTATTTGGTCTTATTTGCCAATTGCCAGAATCCTTAAGATATCCTAGTCTAAGTGCAACTTTTCTTTTTTGTTTTAAGGCTTCAAATATTTTATTCCTAAATATAGCTTCAGGACTTCTCTCAAAAACAATACATTTTTTAGAAATAGGATTATGAACTCTTTTTGAAAAAGGTACACAGTCGTAGAAAAATATACGATAAAGATAATTTTCTTTCCCAACATGTGAATGAGCTAATGTATAAATGTCATCAGCAACTTCCTCAGGAGTTTTGTTTTTTCCCTTATTATATAAATAATTATATCTTTTAATAAAAAATCCTCCGTCTATTAGAACAGCTATTTTGACTGGTGCACTAAAATTAGATTCTGGCTTATTGTTTGATTTCATATCATTATAAAAAACAAAGGCTCTTGGGTCGGCATGCTCATTATTAAACCAAAATTGGTAGAACATACGAAGCCAAGAGCATAATTATGCCACAAATATAGATTCTGGAAATATGATTTACAAACAAAAAATCCAGAAAATCATTTTATAATGGCATTTTTAACATATACGCATCAACATTGCATAAAGTTACAAAAAAGAGGGGACACAACTCCCCTCTCACACCTTCCGATATGTTCACGACTAAATATTTACGCGGCCTTACAGGCATCTTAAAGCAAACAGGGCTATTTCGCTGATATAGCTGCTTGCTGCGTTGTCGGCAATATTGATTAATATTTCAAAACTATCGGGCATAATATTTTATTTCATAGTTGCGAATGAACCCCTTGCACAATAAATAAACTACAACCGGGAACATCATTTCAGCAATATCTCCGTTTATATAACAAATTTCCTCTCCTTGTAAATTAAATCCACTACTTACCGCAATATGAACTGACAGATGGTGCAGTTCATGCGTGATCAGATTAAAGTACTTTGCCGGACTAATAGAAATTGCAAATATGACCACTGATTCCCGGTAAAAATAGTTACTGAATGCAAGACCATTATTTACATTTCCGCTTGTCAGGTTTTTATATGCATTTTTTAAATCCGATTCACTACAATTTAACCCATACAAGGCGTTCATAATTTCATCTACGTGATACCTTGTAACCGGATAAAAGGCGGTTATATTCCATTTTTTACCTTTTACGTAAATATGGAATCGTTGTCTGATCATAGAAAATCACTCCATTCTACTCCGCATCCATTGGCTACCATCGTAGCGTACCATCTTCGCATAATAGTTCCATCAGCTGCATCAGGGTCATCGATTGAATCTTTTACAAATAAAGCAAGCGATTTATCGTCTGGGAGACTAGATTTATAAAAATCTGCTCTAGCCATATTTGCAACGTACACATAATCATAAAGTGTATTATTTTCCAGTTTCACACCGTGCTTAGCGAGAAGTTCGTCAACCTGATCTTTGCTCATTGGTTCTATTGGTTCAAGCCTGCCAGTTGCGGGATTTTTTTTCTTCATTAAAGAAATTGCATAATCGCATGTCTTTTTATCAAAATGCCATCCCCTGAAACTAAGATACCGAGACATTGCTATCGGTCTGTAAAAATCGTATGTATCTAATGCTTGTTTACACATATTATTTAATATTTAAGGAGGGATGTTTCCACCCCTCCAGGTGAACCTGTTTACATAAACCGGGGATCAAATCCCTGTCCGCCGAAATTATTCCGGAACCATTGTCCGACATTTTCGCCGTAACCACCTTGGCCCATATTCTGGCCCATGCCTTGTCCAGAATTTTGACCATATCCCTGATTGCCGCTTCTTTGGCCCATTCCCTGCCCCATTTTATTGAGCAGTTTATGTCCTTTTTTCAGGAAATCCTGTAATTCTTCTGCGAATTCTCTTATTTCTTCATTCATAACATGATAATTTTAAAGTTAATTAATTGAGGAGTTCTTTCAACTCCCCTAGGTCTTCCGACGTGAACTTAATACAACCCAAGCTACCTATAAACATATCTAACAAGAAATTATGAGGCATATCTACGATGGCCTGGCCTTTTCCTACTGTAACTTTAACCATCCCTAATTGATACTCCCTAACGTCCATTTCTTCAAATAAAGAGACAAGATTATCAACCATAACATCGCTGTCTATTGTTCCGTCTTCTCCGGCAATAAACAAAAATCCGGTATCAAGCCATCTGTTGATAAGTGCATCCTTCCTGGCTAGTAAATTACTTAACCCATTTTTAAAGAAAGTGCGCGTATGTGCTTTATCCGGAAAAAGAGAATCTATTTTACTATTTCCCCAGGATTGTACTGCGGTTTTAATTTCACCTTTAAACTGGTTCAAATCCTCTTTTTTCATTTCTTGCCTCCTTTCTGTCGTTTCATTTTCTGATACTCAGAATAGGGAATATCAGAATACTTTTCCTTATATTCCTGGAAATCGTTGATCTCCTTGTCAACCTCAGTAGCAGCGGATTTTCTAAGCCTTTTTACAAGCGTCAGATGATTCTCTAGGGCATCCTTACCTTCTTTTGAGCCTTCTACCACCGGGCGCATCATTTGCATGTATTTAGCTTGAAGAATAGACATTATCATATTCTGACTTTCAATAAATTCTTCATTGTTTGTTACGATTTCAAATTCCTTGTCAGTCATTGCTGATACAATGCTTTCGATTTCGTCCCATATAGGAGTCTGGCTTTGTTGTGGTTGCTGGACCATCTGATTTTTTGCTCTTTGCATCGCTTGTTTTTTCTGCTCCAAAGCGGCCTGCATCCGCTCTATCTCCTGATATCGTTCTTCCATGTTATAGGAAGATTGGTTTAAAAGGGGATCGCTGCTTCCGTTAAAGAAAAAGTTATTTCCTGGCATGGCTATTTAGTTTTTTGTTTTCTACGTTTATAAGCTCTCTTTTGGGTGAGCATTTTAGGCTGCCGGAGTTGATCCTCCACTTGTCTGGTTGCGAAAGCAGCAATAACTTCCGATACCCGTAATAGTAGGTTCGGTAGGTACTACTACTACACCTTCAACCATTTTGCAGGTCTTGCGGTCTACATAGTTAATTCCGGCGGTGAATGCTTTTTCAATTTCACACTGAATCAGTTTATCCTGATAGGGACGGACGGCATTGCTAATCGCTACTTGTGCTTTCAGATCACACAGTTCCTTCCGGGTTTCATCGTCTTTATCACGGGTATACTTGTACAGGCCGAACAATTCAGAATTCAGACGGTTATTAACCGCGTCGATATTGTCCCGGTTGTTTTTATACAACCCAAAATCGGCGTCTACCATCGTCTTGTACAAGCTGAATTTTTCAGCAATGTCTGTTTCACGGTTTGCTGCAATAGCCTGCATAGAGCCCAGTTTTAATCCCCACATTGCATTTGTCAATTCCAAAGCATCTTCACATCCTTTTTCCCATGCTTGGAAAGAAGTAGGGGCAACACAACCATTCCCGGCCCCAGTGCCGTATGCGTTAATGTTTACATTTGCAGGAGTACTAGCACCTCCGGAGAAACCAGCTCCACCGCCTAGGATTGAACCAATACCATTGCCACGTCCCCAAAGAGCGGCAGCGCCGAGGACAGTACCGATAATACCCAAGGTAAGGCCGGCATTCGCCCGCTCTCTCGTAGAGCGACGATTTTCACCGCCTTCCTCATACACTTTCTTTTCGATAATTTCCATATAATTAAAGAATTTTGATTATTCCGGCACTATTGCCGGATATCCCAAAATTCGACATAAATAGATGTTTTGTAAAAAGTTACATTCCTATATAATAGAAGTTTGAGGACTTTAAACAGAATAAATTTCCAATAAAAAAGAAAGTTTGATATGAATCAGTCCGCACAATAATAAATCTTTGCCCACGGACTAAACAAAAAAAACTCCTTCCGGAGAATCAGAAGGAGTGTATTGAGTAGTTGCGCTTATTCTTTTTCCATTTCTATTTCAACATAATTTCTATCATATTTGCAAGCATTCCCTGTGCCCAAATCTATAGCCCAAGCAATTATATTTAAAAGATTAATACAAGAAACACCGTTAAATCTTGTGTTTAGAAAGAACGGTTCATTTTTATATCCTTCTTTTTTAGCCATCATATTCACTGATGATAGCTCTTTACCGATCTTTGTTGTAAATGTCCCATCATTTTTAGTTTCCCCTAATTTTACTCCATCTTTATAAATACCTACTTCTGGCATTTTTGCGTCAAAAGTTATGGCTTGTCGGGATCCGGTAAATAAGGTCGCACAGCTTGAAAACAACAAACAAGCACAACAAATGGATATAATCTTTTTCATACTAAATAAATTTTGATTGTTAATTGCCGCAAATATAATCAGAAAATACCCCACCCTATTTGTTAAAACATATAAAATAATTGGGATTACATTTAATTTAGATTCATTCTGATTTAAATCAAGGAAAATATTATTTATGTGAAAGGTTTTCAATGCTTGAACGTATAGCATCTACTTGTTTTTTATGCCTTCTCCTTGCAATAATATGTATATATATGTCCCGGTCTGCGTATGCCGTTATGGTAGTATCTACAATATCTTTCAATGATTTTGCTTTTACATATCTTATGAACATTGCAGAAAAAAGGTCACTTCTGAATTTTTGAGGTGTTATTTCCATGTCCCTGCGCTTTACATCATGTACATCATCGCAATAAAAATATAGCATTGCATTCTCATTGTCAAGAAGCACCCCGGCAATGAACGTGGATATTTTTGACAATATGCCAGAATTTGTATATTGTTCGCCGGATATTCGCTCAAGAGTAATGTCCAATATTTTAATATTGCCCAACTCTTTCATTATCTCATCAGGCAAATTTTGACAATCTTCTATACGGATAAGATATTCATTCCCGAAATTGTCACTTATTGGATAAGTTATTATCATTTCGAAGTAGAAGCAGGGAAATAGATATCTTTTTTGCTACGCAATTCTTCAATTTTAGACATTTTATGATCACGTAGTTTGTTGAAAAAATCAACAAGGGCTGTCGATGTATTTTTTACAACGAATGTTTGCGAATATGATTTTTTCTCTTTCATTTGGATATCTGTTTGATGATACAAATGTATAAATTCTAATCCACATAAATAGTCAACACATCTACATTTTTGCAAATAATTCTCAATTTAGAATCATTCCAAAACATCATTCTGTTTTTTCCCTATGATTTAATATGTCAGCAATCGTTTTGTGACACAGCCCGGTCTGTTCCTTTATTTTATCGTATATGAAAGAGCGTGGAAGCAAATGGAAAAAATCTGAATATTTTTCTGAGTTTTTTAATTCTTCATATATGCTGATAACTTGTTTGTTACGCACCATCGTACTCGGCCTTTGTAATTTTTTCATAAATTTTTTCTCAAAAAAGTGCAACCAATAAAAATCCTGTCCGTAAAACTCCCCGAAAGAAGTCTTACAGACAGGATGTAGTGGTGGTACGCTATATTTTTGAAGTGGGGCTTCTTTTTATATTTTGCCCCGGATAAACCGGATAATCTTTAATACAGACGGTATACTGAATGCTGCCAGTAAAATGATAAGCCACCACATAATGCTTGGTACTTTGTTTTTTACAACTTCAACCGGATAGGGGACCGCGATGCTATCTGTTTTGCTTATATTTACCGTATCATGCATAAGCCTATCACGATACACAATATGATATTTGTCTCTGAAAACTGTATCGCCTTTAACAAGAACAAATACACTGTCGCGTACATAGATACTATCCCGCTTTATCTTGTCAATGTATTCTTTCTCTGTCTTTACTGTCTCTACCGGCACGTACTGAATACTCCGGCAGGAGAATATAGAAAGGGCTATCAGTATAATTATTATCCTCATTTTTCTGTTTTTTCTTCTATGTCAATAATATCAGACTTCCGCCTGAAAAATTTAAAAATATCGACCTTTACATGCCGACCGTGAGCTTCAAAGTAATTCCCATAACAGGAATTTATCTCAAACCCGTATATGACCAACAGGACAATAGAAGGAAGCAGCGGAATGTCAAAAGGTCCTCCAAATGTCTTCCCTATAGCTCCGGCAAGAAGAATCCAGCATAAGTAATCTACCATTTTGTTGATAGTCCTTCTCCCAGCCCGTGAAAACCGGATTCTTTCACCCCTTTTCTTGGATGCCGCTATCCCAAACCTCAGGTCTACGATAATTAATATCAGTGCAAGCAACATGAACCATTTTAAAGGTTCGATAAAATCCATAAAACCACTCATGAATACTGATACCATTGCCGAAATTGTGTTTCTTTCACTCATAATCTTAATTTAAATGTGGTACTTCTATCCCCTCCCGAAACATTGTTATAAACAATATTTTTTATAGTTCTCGACAAACTCCTTTACGGTCCCTCTGCCTAATGGCGTATTGTAATATTGTTTCCAGTATTCACCCATCGCCCAAACATCCTTATTCGAAGGTAATGCCTCCTTTACACGCAAATAATGTATGCGGGCCATACAGATCATCAGCTTTTTGTTATCTACAAGCATCTCAGGCTCCAAAGTGACAACACCGGATACTTTCATTACTTTCCCCATTAGCTCCGGTTTATGCCGGAGAAAATTAACCACAATATCATTGAAGGTTGCCGGCTCCATCTGCCCATATCCTAAAGCCGGACCACCGCCAATTTGCCGGGTGTACTTAAAATTGCTTTCCTGAGCAAACGTCCCCATGATAAGATCTCTTGCATTGTCAGAGTACAAGCCTGTTTCTTTCAGCGTTTCGGTTATTAACCTTCTCCATTCCTCTTTGTTCATATTGTTTTATATTTCTAAATTATTCTTTTGTATTCTCAAAAAAAACTTTGTAAATTTGCAACATAAGATTGACTTGGGGTTGCTTGGGAAATATTTATAGAGGTCGCGAGGGCGGCCTCTTTTTTATTTGTTTTTGATTGCAGAGATAATAGCGTTTTTAATAAAAACATGCCAGGTTGAATCCATTATTGAGGCTTTGAATAATTCTGTCTCATTTTCATTCATATCCACAGCTTCCCCGTTGAATATCTTTTTGGCAATTTCATGCATTTCAATTGTGTTTGTGCACACATACACGGCATTTCCGACAAGTTGATGAATGCCTTTATTTTGATTCTCTTCCAGCAATTGGATATAATTATTACCTAACAAATCAATTGCTGATACATCTTTTACGTCAAAACTATATTTCATTTTGTTAGTAGTTAGTGAATGTTTCAGTAATCTTTCTATAAAATTCCGTAATTAATGGAACAATCCCCTGAATAATACCCAAGTCAACATTTGATCCGTTAATCGAATTGAAATCCTCGGACTTAGGATTGTATTTAAGGGTTGCATTCATGAATTTCTTCCCGTCGTCCAAGTATCCGTTTGCTACTACGGAGATAACTTCCGGTGCTTGCTCTTTTTGATACTCTGCACTCAGCGATACATTTATATTCTGTACCGTTGCCGTTGCTTTTGCTGAAATAAAATAGTTAATTTCCATGTTTTTTATAATTTATCTGTAACTTAATCGTCCGGTTGATCTATTTATACATAGGTAATAATTCGAAGCCCCTGAAATATTTGGTATGTTATTAAGATTTAAATATATTTGACCTCTAAAGATAGATGTATTATTAACTGTCATTTTACCACCGAATAATACATCTCCAGAAACTACCTCTATCGCAAGAGGTGGATCAAATGGAGTACCGTAATATCTGTTCTCAGCTTGTATTCTTAAGGCAGTAACTTTTGAAGATGATCCATAATTATACGATGTTTCCTTGGCAATTATTTCCAATCCAGTTATATGACTTATAAAATCTCCTACTGCTGTTATTATTCCGGCTTGCATTCCACCTATTGAAGGGGTAAGTACACCAGCCCCTGATGCATATACAGAAAAACCATTTTTAGCATAACAAGAGCCTATTTTTGAACTCGCATTGAAATCAGATGATCTCAATCCATTATTGCTTAATTTCAGTCCGGCAATTTCTCCTTCTGTCGCTGTAATTTTTCCTGTAAACTGTCCGTTAACTGCAATAAGTTTCCCATCTGTTGTAATCTGAACATTCCCGTTTGCACTAATAGCTCCATTAAGATTAATCCTACTTGCATCAATTGTAACGCCTCCTCCGCCAACATTAATAGATTCAATAACTTCTTGCCCTAATGCATTTTTATTTGAAGAAAAAATTGTAACGAAATTACTTTGTGTTACAACACCAGATATTTCTTGGGTACCATTTATAATTTTAGATACTGTAGAAGAAATTTGGTTGTAACTAACTTGTAAATTGCTAATATCTGATTTTATTAATTGATCATTTTCATTATAGACATCTAGAGATACTTTATTTTCGATCAATCCTTTTGTTATATTTATTTCAGCATTAAGTTCTTCCTTTGTTGCATTTGTAATGGTAGGTGCTGTTACGGAAGTTCTTACGTCTATTGTTTGATTTGATACTGTAAAAGCAGAAGTCTTTAGGATCGGCTCTGATGTCAAATTAGTCGCGGCAAAATAATATTTGCCACCTCCACGTACATAGATATACTCATTTGAACTATGAGTCATTTGATTGATATCACCGGCAGGAATGACGTCACTATGTCTATAATGGTAATCCTCAATAATTCTATTAATGGAAGCAGTACCCCACCCATCTGCACTAGATTCCCAAATACATCTCACGGTAAAACCCAAATCATGAGTGGACCAACTCGGCTTTGTACCTGAATCAAGTGCTACGTTAAGTTCAATCCTTGCTCTTCTCCCCCTTTTTATTTGCATCACAACCGGATAGTATTTCGACTCATCCAGTTTGGATGCATCGATCCATCCTTTCCAGAGAGGTTCGGTTCTGTCGTCTGTGTAAGATTTTGCGGCATTCCTGGCCGCATCGGCCTTGGTTGTTGCATCGGCGGCAGCAGAAGTGATTGCATCCTGTTTTGCTTTATCAGCTTTGTTGGTGGCATCAGCAGCTGCAGAAGTTATCGCTTGTTGTTTTGCATTGTTGGCCTTTATTGTGGCATCAGAAGCAGCTGTATCAATAGCTTCTTTTTTAGATTTATCAACTTTTTCAGATACCTCTTTGACACTAGCTTTAATTTGACCATTTTCTGCAGTAAGTTCTGTGAGAGATTTGGTTACTTGCATTACTGCATTCTGAGCTGCATTGGCGGCACTATTTGCAGCGTCTATCCCGGCCTGTTGTTCAGAAAAAGAAGGAGCCCATACCAGAGCAGGCAGAAAACCTTCCACTAGCATTACTTCTGTAAAACGAACCGAATTCCCAGCGGTATACCCTGATTCCCCGGCGTAACAAAGTAAATACCCTTCCTGAGTTTCAAAATCATTTTTGGTAATCAAAATACCACCATTTTTATCATAAAGATGATGATAACTAGTCGTTAACCAAGACCTGACAGATTTATCATAAAAAATAAAATCACACTTGTGAATATTACCAGACAAGATTTCTATATTTTTGGCATTCACATAATAAACCGTATTCGGTTTTATTATGGGCATATACAGTTTTTTATAGCCAGCATTGCTAGCTCCAGCCTCTACTGTAAACGGTCCTTTTGTACCATCTGCGAGGTTTACATTATTTGCCCCTGTCTGATCTTCCTCTGCTACCGGAAAACCCTGCAATGGCTTGTTTCCTTCGATTAGGGAAATGTTGTAGATTAATGCATTGTAATCACCATTAGCATATCCATTATATATTTTGCTTATAGTTTTCCCTGCTTCAGATATGAAAGTTGTTATTGTTTTAGTCTTTATATCTTTTGTAAGAAAGACATTAATTCGTGTTCCATCGTCATATTCGATGTAAAATGCTAATCCAGTATTATCCGGGTTAGCATTTTTGTGCTTCCATTCAACTGAAAATACATATTGCGTTTTAGGCTTGAAAACAATATCAAAAATAGGATTATGCGCGTAAGTTGTAATATTATAAAGTAATCCAGGTGCTACATCCAAATACACTCCATCAGCATCCTGCCCCCAGACCGCAATATTCTTGTTCTTCTCATTCCACTTCAACATCATTTTCTTGGATATAAGGTTCTGGGAACCGATCTGAACTTTATCTACCGCTTCCTGACCTCCGGCAATACCTTGCTGCTTTGCTATTTCTTTCTGGTCGTTGATTGATGGTTTCCAGGTTGTAGCTTTATTTCCGATTTCGACTTGGATTTGTTTTACTTTTATGGTGCCGGAGACAGTGCCATTTCTGAAAATTGGATATGTTTTTATATTACGTATTTCTTTATCTAAAATAAGAATGTGTTCTTGAACCTGAATTTCAAAATTTCCACGGTTGCCGAAAAAGATATTTTCATATACATGACTTTCATCTGTATATGTAATCTCTGTTTCCAGTCCAATTGTATTTGCCTGTGCGTTTATTCCTTTTATAAGTCCAGAATAAGTTATTTGTTTACCTCTAAGCTGTTGTAAATAAACAGAATCAACATAGTACAAGGGAGATGCATTTGTTGCATCAACCCAATCTAAGGTTGTTCCATTTAATAGGTTTGCGCCTCCTACCTGTATCCCATCAACAGCCTTTCCCGCTTCATCTATTGCAATCTGCCTCTGATCGTTGATAGAGGGGGTCCACAATAGCGAAGTTTTATTGCCTAATACTAGTTTTACCCACTCTATTTCAGATTCAACGGATACACTATTAGGCATTGGATATATTCGAATAAATGTATTATCAACAGCAGGCGTCCCTAACGTCCATTTAAAAGTTTTCAAAGCAATATAATCTGTATCGGGACCACCAGGATAAAAACTAGCCAATACAACATTCCCTCCAGAATTGTAAACAGCCCAGTTTGTTTTATTCGCCCCTAATTTGCCTTTAATAACAATTGTACATTCTTCTCCTTGTTTGGGTTTATAGTCTCCTAAGTAAATTGTCGCTATTGGATAGCCAGTATTCTTCCATCCCTTGTTACTATTGTCAAGGAGATTGGTTTCTCCTACCTGTAGGTTGTCCAGATTACTCTGCACGTCTCCGATGGACTCTTCCACCGTTTTGCCGGACATCAGTCTGAACACCCCTTTCATGTAAACGTTCTGACAATACAATCCGAATCCTGTCAACTGCCCGAAATCTTCATCCACTATGCCATTCAAATTACCCGTCCGCATCGGTTCTTTCCCTTCAAAAGAATAGGAGTTTATCCTAGCATAGAAAGCAATGTAAGGCGAATTGTTGTCATACGCCGAAATCATTATCGCGGATTGGCGGTTTATGTCTGTCCGGTTTCCTAATAATACTATTTCTTCATCAGCCTCCGGAATGCCGCTATTCGCCTCACAATCCGTTTTTGACAAGACAAAGTAATCCGCGCCTACCTCCGTGACAAGACGCCAATACCTTTTCATTTTCTGCCCGTCAAAAACTTGGTGAAAAGCTTGGTCGCCCACTACGAAAGGATTCATTATCGTCCCACTGTCAGTATTGAAAAAGCACTTGTACCCATTCTCTGTCTCCTCTACACTTACCGTCTTTATAGCTGCCGGAGAGACACAGAACTTCCCGCCGATTGCCTTTACCTGCTGTATCAGAAACTCAAACACACTGAACTGCCCCCTTACCGTCAGATTCTGAAACTCAGCATTCCCGTCTTTTATTCTGTGTCCGCTACCAAGCGCTCCGGAGGTGAAATTCTTGGATGAGAAATTGTCGGATTGGACTAATTCAGCCGCTTTTACAGAATTAAATTCAACGTCCGCGTCTTTATGTAATTTTTGATTGAACCACTTCGGATACCACGCATTGATAAGGTTATAGAAGAGCCTTTTTATATCATCTATATTGATAAGCTGCTTTAAGGTGAATTGTATCTGCTCTATTGTATTATTTACCTTAGTGTCGTAGGTATAAAGCATCTGGTCGCCCAATTCAACCCTTATATCATCGCTTGTTTCAGTAGTACCGATAATTCTTGTCGTGATATTCCGGCCGCCTATTTTTACGGTAATTCCATCACCGATATTCAGTAATATTCCTTTCTTCTTGATATAGTGTTTTTGAACTGATAGAGACGGGGCGTATTGCGGTTCACACTTTTTGTTCAGCTCATTTTGTGTTGCCTCCCTCAATTCCTGTGTTGCTTCATCTATGTAAGATTGCGGCATATTGATGTTAAGGAGGACAAACACGTCTCCGACACGTGGCTGTCTGTTTGCATTCGGAAGATAATACCCGTCTTCTTCCTCTTTTACGATAATTGAAAGCGTCTTGTCGGTATTGTTCCAGCTGTTTTTCACTATCTCAAAGTCCAACCCGGTTAAATCTCCTGTCTGAAATTTTACAACCGGAACCTCGTTGTCTGCATAATAATCAGATAAGTTGAAAGGAATATCGAGTTTTATCTTCCAGCTTCCGGCTTCTTCAATATTATCCGGTATCGTTACACCTAACACCGTCTTGTTAATCAGGCGTGGATAGATGTTTTCATTAATATATACACCCGTAATTTTGCCGTATTTGTTTACATTCTTTTCAAGAACTTCGTTGCCCAGATTCAACCGCTTGGGGCTATCCGGAGAAACATAGTCGGCAGGCAGATTTAATGTACCTCCTTTACCTATCATTCGTGTGGTAATGGAAGCGTTTGCGACCTTTGCGAGTTTTACTGAATAGCTACCTTTGTTCCTCCCATATTCAAATACATGGTCAGTCTCTTCCCCGATTCTGCTCTTTACGGTTATGATAGTGCCCGTAATATCCCACTCCATTTTGGCATTCTCGCATACCGTTTGAAGCGCGGCCATACAATTACTATTATCAAAACTCAAATCAAGGATACTTCCGTTCTGAATGGTTCCAAGGGTAAATTCCGGATAGTCCTCGTTCAAGGAATCAATCAGCAATGTCATGAAGTCGCTGACCTCTCCATGGTAGGCAAATGTTGTCGCTCCTTCGTCCGTTATGATGGAATTGTTCAGCTTATATCCTTGAAAATAGAACGTAAGCGGATAGGTAAACACTCCGTTACTTTCCTCTATATCAATAGGCTCGAAAATCTCGTACTTTTCATTCCCGACTAAAACATAGTCGCCTATCTTTAAGTCAAGATCATTCTTTGACGAAATAGTGAACGAAACATATTTATTTCCGCTTAATGACTTCGAGATGGTATCATCAACGACAAATTCGTAAATAACGGTATTATCTCTATATATGCTATATCCTTTCATTCGATATTACGATTAATTTGCAACTGAAATCAGCGTATACTTTCCCGATAGAAAAAACGTTTTGTACAGAAAATCCATTCGTGCAAAAACATTTAATCTCTCTTTCTCTGTAATTGATAGTTCTTATTCCGGCTTTCCCAAATAGGGCATATAATGATTTGATTCTCTCCTTGAATTGCTCTGTATTTTCAGCTATTATCATACCGGAAACGGTTATCTCCGTCTTCTCTTGCCCTCCTTTTGAATAAAGTGAATAAGACGGATTTTGGGTTGTGCTCAACGATTTTGGCGCACCGATTCCCTGATAGTTTGATATTTCTTTCAGATATAATCCGAAAGAAGTCCATTTGTATCCGTCAATCTCCCCGTTTTCGGTGGGAGAGGGGAGTGTCCCAGATAAATTAACAAGAGGTTCTATGAATTTAATCGTTATTTTGCAAGCCGATTTTGTAAAGGTTTCGATGGTCGTACTTTTGCATTTTACACTCCAGCTTCCCCATTTGCATGACAACGTAAATAACTCCGGCAACTCGTTCATGAAATCATTTATTAAAGGAAGAGAAGAGTCAGAATCAGACACGATATTTCCTGTTATTGAAATATCCCGGCTGTCAAAATCCATATCTTCACTCTCCACATAAGGCTCCACGCTGTTGTCTGTAACCCAATCGTAGTAAGTAGTCCCTTTTCTTTTCGGAAGATTGAAGCATCCAGAAATGGCAATATTGCCATTTGATTTTGTTGGAATTATCCCGAATTGGGAAATAGGAGTATTATTAATATAATATTCTGCCATGCCGTCCGGTGTTGGGTGGTATGTGTCATCACATACTGATGCAAATATAATTATTATTTAGAATTATTCAAAATAAAAATCCGTCATCTTGCGTATCTTTTACTTGATTCACTTTCAATTGTTCGTAGTCTTCCGTCCATGTTTTTCAATGTGTTGTGCATATCAGACAAGACGGAAGTATTATTCGCCGTTTCTCCGGTATTCCTCGCTATCGTGTTCAGTATGGAGTTGCATGTGGCCATTGTAGACTTGTATGTTTCATGAAATATCGTTGTCTGCTGGCTGATAGCCTTTAATGTATCGTAGGAACCTCTCCATATTCCCATTGATTCATTTGCAGTTTTCTCCGTAATTGTTTCGGATATGGTGCCGGTTTGGCGTTTTAATTCTTCCGGAGAACTTTCCCAATTAAAAGTTTTAGCCAAATTATCCCGGTCTTTAATCATATCTTGGATTATATCTTGATAATCATCCCTCAATTTTTCTGCCTCTTTTGCAGTAATCTTATTTTCGCTTTCTGCTGCTTCTGTCCAACTTTTATACAGATTTTCTATTCTTCCCTTGTACTGACTTGCGATTAGACCGGCTATAATCGATTTTCGCAAATATCCTTCAAAGTCATCACACATATCTTCAAAGGAAGCATCCATATCCGAAAGTGAATCAATAAATCCATTATAAAAACTATCGAAGGATATGCCAGTTAGTGCTTCTTGCAATGTATTCGCAAGTTCCTTGGCTTCATCGTTGCAGTCAATGATTGCATCTAAATTTTCAGTTATTTCAGAAGGTATTTTACTCCACGCTTCGGGGAAATCTCTTCGTATAATCTCTAACTGTTCCCCGGATAATTCATACATTTGTTGTACACTGGAAATATTTTGTCCTATAGACTTTGAAATATCATTCCATGATTTCTTAAGCCTTTTGTTGGCCCGGTAAGCATAACTATGTGAGCCTGCACTTGATCCTGCTTTACCTCCTACTTCCGCTAATCTTCTATAATTTTCTATTTGCTTTTCTAGCGCTTCGTTAGCTTCTTTCGCTGCCTCTACCGATGCAAATCCACCTCCAAATACAATTTTTTCCTTTGATTTATCAATGATTTTTTTGTATAGATCATTTATAGCCTCTAGTTGTTCTCTTAACGCCTTATATTGTGCTACTCCGTTATCTGATCCTAACCCGAATATACTGCCAATCGTTTTTGTAACGCCTGCTAATGTATGAATTACACCAGTTACAGCACTCATTGGCTTGGTTATATCAATTTCTGCTAATCCATCCACTACCTGTCCCAATCCGCTTAATGCTCCAGAAATAGATTCAGGGATTTCAATGCCTAAATTAGTAAGCATATTTACAAGATCATTCCCGGCAGAAATTACTTGCTGACCCTGTTGTCCTATTGCATTAACGGATTGTGTTATTTTACTAAGGGATTCAGCTCTTTTCTTCTCAGCAGCGGAAAGATTTTTTACAGCTCTTTCTTTTGCCTCTGGATTGTCAGCTTTATCCATCTCTTTTTTTGCCTTTGTAACCTCCTCTACTGCTTTTCTGTAATCTCTATATCCGCTTACTAATTCTTCAAGGGGCTCTCTGTTTGTAATAGTTGCGTCAAGGTTTTCAAAGGCATCAACAACAGTTTTAAAATCTTCTTTACTAATAGAATCATCTACCGTAGAAAGGTATTCCTTTATTTTGTCCCGGAGTTTTTTTAAAGCATCAGTAGATAATTTGTCAAGATTACCGAATACAGATGACCAGTCGATTTCTTTTTGAAATTGTTCAAGGTCAAGTCCGGATAATTCGGTTTTCTTTTTTTCTTTTGCTACCCGGATGGATTCTTCAAGCCTGTTTCTTTCGCTTTCTTCTGTTGTTTTTGCAAGTTCTTCTTGTAGCTTTTCAATATCTTTATTATATTTTCTTTCTATATCAAGGCGTTGTTGCTGGTATGACTGATATTGTTTTAAAAGTTCGTTTAATTCATCGGTCTGTTTTTTGTACACATCAGATTCGTCTTGTTCTCTTTTTCGCTTTACAGTAGAATAAGACGTAGAAATTTGCACTGTTTGCTCAGTCGTGAGTGTTCCGCCTTGTTTTGCCGCCCAATCGTCAGCAAGTTTTTTAATTTCAGCAATCTTTTCCTGATAGTCTAACCGGATTTGTGCAAGTTCTTTTTCTGTACCTTCCTGCATAAGGTCGATTTGGGCTTGCTGGTTTTGCTTACGGAGAAAGAGAAGTTCTTCATCAATTTGCTTGATTGTTTTGATTCTTTCTTCCTCTGCTTTTTGGGTAGCTTTAGAAGCTCCGGTTATAGTTTCTTTTTCTTTTGTAAGCTGGTCTATCTGTTTTTGATAGTCATTGAATTGTTTATTTGTTGTTGATGTTTCCTGAGCTTCTTTGAGGGTTTTTATTTGTTCTTCATACCATTTTACGGTTTTTTCTACAGATTTTGCATGTGCTTCCGCTTCTTCTTTTGCCCGGCGTTCGGCGTCTTCCTGGGCTTTTATATCAGAATTTACTTTATTCAATATAGAATGCTGTCCGGCCAACTTGTCTTGTAATTCTTGAAGTTGCTTATTGGCTCTGATTAATCTTTCACCACGCCCCTGTACGGCATTTTTATTTAGAAAGTCAATTTGCTGCTTAATTGAATTAATACTTTTTTCTGTTTCTTTTATACTTTCTTCAGATTGTGCTTTTGATCGTTCTCTGGTCGCTTTTGCAAGTTGATTATTTAATTCTGTCAGATTTATCACCTTTAAAGCCTCCAAATTCATGTTATCAAAATAACCTGGATACATTTTTCTTAAACTATCTAATGCAAGTTGTCGCGCAGCAATGGATTGGTTCTCGTCCCTTGTAATAGTTATAAATGTAGCTGTATCATCTGCATTTTTTTTACTTTCTTCATTGAATTTCTTTAGAGCATCAGTTGCAGCATCTGTTTTCTTTGTGAACTGATATAAGGCTGTACCAACACCAATTAGGACTGTAGCCAATAAAACGTAAGGATTTGCCTTTGTAGCAAGATTGAAAGCAATCTGGGCATCTTTTGCCGTCCGGATCGCTTTAGCAAGGGAAATCCATGCAGAGATATTTTGAATCGTAACGGATACACGTTGCGCAGCAGCTACGGCTATCAATGAGGCTTTGTATGTTCCGTAGGTAGCAACAAGTACCTTTAATATACTTAATACTTTTTCGTAATTTTCAACAAGATATGAAGCTCCAGAAATTGCATCGGAAATAATACCTTCATTCGCCTGTCCGATTTCGTTAAACATCATATCTATCGCATCACCAAGATTTGATATTTGACCTATGATTGTTTTTGATTGACCCTCCATCAAGGCATAGAATTTACCCCCCTCGTTTGTCATTCCCTCAAATACTTTTTTAATGTCATCAAACCCAATTTTTCCGGCCGTCACCATGTCATTTATTTCGCTTGTAGTCTTTCCATACATCTTGGAAAGCTCTTGAAAGACAGGTATACCAGACGACTGGAATTGTAACATATCTTTTGCATACAATCGACCTTGTACAGCCGTTGTTCCATATAGGTATGTTAAACGTTCAAGCGGCAATCCAAGACCGGCAGCTACATTTCCTAATCTTATAAGAGTATCGTTTATTTCATCAGCAGCAAATCCGTATGCAAGCAACTGCCTTGCACCGTCTGCTACTCCTTTTAAATCAAAAGGTGTTTTAGCGGCTGTTTCGACTAATTGATTCATAAGGTTTAGGGCGGGTTCTTCTGCTCCTAAAAGAGTTTTAAATGCAACTTCCAATTGCTGAAACTCGCCACGTGTCATAGCTATTCTTTTTACTATGTCCATTCCAAGATATGCCGTAGCAGCTTGTTTCATTCGCATCCATGCCGTGCTGATAACATTTCCGGATTCATCGGTTATCACACCCATCTTTGTTACTTCTTTCCGGTATTCTTCCGCCTTGCGCCTCATGTCGTTCAAATCAACATTGACACGTATATTCATTTGTCCGTCTGCCATAATTTAAAATATTTGACTTGCGTGTACTTGTTTCGGTTTGTCTTTATCGGTGGAGTAGGAGGGTTGGCACTTTAATAACATTTGGATGTTTAGCCAGCTTATTTCATGCAACACTTCATGATAGCTTAACCCTAGGCCTTTCATGGCGCCGAATATTATTGCCCAAGGACTGTCGTTTTTGTCTTCTTCGTCAGATTCAAACCTTGAAGGAAAATTATATTGGTCAAAAAAAAAGGAGAGTTCAGGCGTTCCACATACAACTCCTGCAATTCGGTTATTGCCTTTTCATCGAGATTGTTACGGATAAACTTCTTGTTCTCTACCCTGTCCTCTTCATTTCTATATAATACGATAAGGGCGATGTTCAATTGCACTTCGAGATCGTCAAGGTGGTCTAACATTACCGTCAGCACGTCCTTCCCTTGGTCTTCCTCCGAAATGCCTTTTAGCTCTGCTATCTCCGCCGATATATCAATAATCTGACCGAGTGTGAGCGGTTTTACTTTCAGTTCCTCGCCTCCAATATGTATTACCGTGTCCTTTTCATTTATTTCTTTTGCTACTTGTTGCTCTAATGTTTCCATGTCTATAAAATTAGAGGGGGATTTATTTCCCCCTCATTAGTAATTAGGCGGAAACCACCTGTTTTCTTCTCGAACCCGGAATCTGCTTGTTGTCTTTATTGAAATTCGCCATGATGGTACAGGTCAATTCGAGGTTAGACAACCCGGATTTTCCCACAACACCGGTTTCTTTTACAACGACTTCAACTTTTGCCCACTGCCGGATAATACCGGGATATTTATCGGCTGGCATGGTTTCCAATTCCACAGCCTGCGGAGGTAACATGAAAGAAACCGGCTCAACTTCCCAGTCTTTGTTCGGGTCACTTTCTCCTGTCGGCTTTTGCCACCCAAGGAAATATTTAAATGCCTCTTCCGACATATCATTCGTAGACACCGTAAATGAGCGTGTGCCTTTTCGCGTCTGTATGCTCATAGCAATGTCTTCCACCTCTTCCCATTCAACATCCAATTTTTCCGGATCTTCCTGATTCATGTTGAATGAATCGGGAACAATCATTTTCATGTCGTATAACGATGCTAATGCCGCGGAAAAGTCCGGAAAAGAACCGGCATTTTCTCCGGTTATAACTGCCGGCATAAACTTTAGGCTTTTAATGCCATATACAACTCTATCTGCCATAATTATAGATTTAAATAAGTTACTTTTACTCTTAAATTTCTGAAATGCGTACCGTTGTCTTCCTTGTAATCCTTGCTTGACACAATGGAAAACTGGAATCCACTGTAATTCGTGTAATACTGACCTGTTGCGTCTTTATCTCTTCGGAATATCGGCCTTATCTCGTTGTAAGCACTATCAAGCCGTCTGGAGTTCTTTATGCCTTGTACATCGGGGATATGGATATTGACGTTTACGATAGAAGAATTGAACAATCTTTCTTCGCCAAATTCAAGCGGGAGGATTTCGATGTATTCTCCCCTATAATTAGGGTCGCGTGTATCTTCCTTGAAAACTCTTAAATTAGAGTTTTTCAGAAGATTATATACTTCCGTTTCCAACTCGCTCTTTTTCATTTCTTGAATCCTGCTTGTTTTAATATCCTGTCGATAACGTCATTTATCTGGCTTACTAAATACGATTCGGTTTCAGTCAAGACATTATATCCCTTTGCTTCGACATACTCTGCGTAATTCATTCCGGCAACGATGATAAGTGTGTATCCTGAGCCGGAAGACTTTCCAAGCTCTTCCGCGTATTTTTTCCCCTCACTTATACCTTCTCCATTGTTTCCCTCCGGACCTGAAATAGATTCAAATCCTCCTACATCAATAATATCACAGTCTTTTGCCAGCACATAACCGATTGAACTGCGCAAATTACCTGTCCGGTCTGTGAAATTTCCGTATGATTTCGCATGAGCTACAGCCTTTCCCCCGACAACGGTTTTCAATGTGAATTTTATTGCCTCTTCCACACGGCCAATTGATTCATCAAGTATGCCAAGAACTTGATTAAACTCGTTTTTACTATATGATAATCCGCTTTTCATGTCTTTATCACGTAGTTAAATTTTGTCGATCGGCTATCGACTACCGTAGCCTCAACTTCGTTCACGGTCTTATCTTTCTTTGTCAATCTTATTGTTGCCCCTTTTTTAGGCAGCTTTCTAGCATCAAAAGATTTAGGCAGGTAGACGTTGAAAGAATAGATATAAGTCCCGCTAAGCGAATATGAGTTGTTCTCCTCAATGCGGCAATCGGACAAAAACTCAAACCCTCCACCGTCTTCTCCTCCTCCACTGTCTCCACCTCCGAATATCGGGTCTCCGTTCCCATCATAGTCAATCGAACCAGGTGTTCCTCCTCCTGAGCTTGACGTTGATAACTCTATTTTGTCCGGATAATTGTACATCAATAATACGCTGAATAGTCCTTAATTGTGTTATTTTCCTTTGTCATGTCCGGTTCTCCGAGTTCAGACGCTAACAAGGAATACCATAACAAAACACTCTCCATGTTCCATGATGTGGATGCTCCCCCCTCGCTCATATTCGCTACCGGAATGATTTGTGAAAACTCCTTGTACATCGCCATTTTGGCAATCTTGGGGTCTACATCTTCATCCGGCGTAATATTCTGATTCAACATTATCACATTAATCTCTTCCGGAGATATATAGAACTTGGATAATGTAGCAGTTATGTATTCCTTGTAGGTCATATTACATCAATTTTAAGCATCCTTGGTTTTTCTTCCCTTCCCGGTTGTATCCTCTTTCTCTTCTTCGGTTGTATCCTCTTTCTTATTAAAAGGCTCAACCAAACCAAGTGCAATAAGTTCATTCCCACGCTCTTCATTGAGCGTAATGACATCCCCGGCTTTATATAACCGGGAATAGTCATATTTGTCTCTGAAATCCGATAAAATCTTTACTTTCATGCCTGTACGGTTGTGGTGTCCATAGTATAAATTCTATCAACGTTCGCGATTACAGGAACGACACGAGCCTGTGAAGTGGTGTATTCGCGGAGAGAAGGACGATTTTCCCGGTATTTGGAAACGAGCAAATACTGGTCTACCGTCTGATAGTTTACTCCCTGTACAGGGTGATTCATTTCTGCGAGACGCGACCACACCAAGGAGCCTAACTGACGATCACAAACAAATACAATCATCCCTTTCTTCCATGGTGTATTGTTTGTCTGTGTCCCGTTTTTCTCCGTCTTGATAGTCCTGTCAACTTTAGTAACAGTGAAATTAAACTTACTTGACATTACCCTGTTTGCCTGGGTGTTGTCAAGTACAGGGATATTGGTACCGACGAAACCCTGCAAAAATGCGAACTGCTGGCGTACCTGGTCGGATGCGTTGAAGTTGTCAAACCATGCTTGGTCAGCATAAGCTCCGATGATAACATTGCCGTCTTGTTCAGCTTTTTTAAGAACTTTCCGGATATCATCAATCGGCTTTGAAGTTGATGTGTTTCCTTCCCAAACGACCTTAACGCCGAATTTATTTTCGGTAAGATATCCGTAATCCACACGTACACCGGTGCCTATATTGTCGGTATCTGCCAATGCCACACCGGTAGACAGGCCTTGCAAGAACATCAATTCGATACGCTCCCAGATACCGGCAATCACGCGCGGAGTGTCCTCGAAGATTTTGGCGATGATGGTTTTTTCATCAAATCCCTGTGCGAGTAACGTATCAATGTCCGTCATCTGCTTTTCGTTAAGGAACAATTCCATGCCCATCTTTGGAAGTTCTCCGCTTGCTTTCTCCAACGAATCACGCTTTTTCAACGGAAGCGGTGAATCCATTGCAACCACATCGGCGGCAACCCGCGTATATTGTCCCGTAAGGGATGCCCAACGGCCATCTACGGAATAATCCGTTTTAAGCAACTGCTTGAACATATAAGACAGCTGCGTCTGATTCTTGTCGTTCAGTTTTTCCACAATAGCCAAAATCAGCTTCGGGAAGTTTTTCTGAATCAAATCAAAGTAAAGTGATTTTTCCATGTCTTAGTCCTCCTGATAATCGATTAACGGTAATGCGGTCTTCAATGCGGTGATAAGATCGGCACTCATGGTGTATGGTGCTGCTTTTGGGTTGATGGTGCCTCGCGTCATGATAGCGGCAAACGGTTTGCTTGCCGGGATGGTTGCTACGAGAATCCCACAATACTTCGACGTTGATTCACCGTCAAGTGGGGTATATGCTGCCTCGCTGACAGGCAGAGGCTGAATCTTGCCGTCTGACGTTTCAATAAGAATGTGTCCGGCTTTTACAAATTTCTCCGTGTATCCTGTCAAGTCAAGCGAGCGACCGCCACGGATGCCGTCAAAGTAATTCACGATAACGATATTGTCGTTACCGGTAATGACTCCTTGTGGCTCATTCACTAAATTTACTACTGTCATTTCCTTCTGATTTTAGATTAAAAAACTATCCGCAATTTCCTTGGCTTGCTCTTGAGTGATTTCGCCTTTGTTTTGCGGAAAACCACCTCTTTCCGGAATGCCTTTGTCTACCATGTGCTGTTTATAGGCGGTTAGATGTGACGTAATCCCAGCGTTATCAAGTTCTGCCGGCACGTTGAGATACTTCAAGTCTGATTCGTCGATACCCAGCCTTTTGGCTTCGGAAGAGATAAAAGTGTTCCGGTCGGTATCTGCCTTGTCTTTTTCGTAAGATTGGATTTTCTCTTGAAAAGGCTTGACCGCTTCGGCAACTGCCGCCGCAACCATGGCTTTAATGTCGTCCGGTTTGGGTTCATCTTTCTTGCCAAGATCGCCCTTCTTGTCCTGTTTGGCTTTCAGTTCGTCGTACTGCTTTTGAAGTTCGGATTTCTCCGTCCTTACCTTGTCTACATCGCCCTGGAATGCTTTCAGCAAGGGTTCAACCCCTGCGATTGCTGCCTCGATTTGTGATTCTTCTGTGACGGTTTTAGATAAGTAATCAGCCACCCCGTCAAAAGCTTTTTCGCCAAACCCTAAGTTGGAATACTTAGTTTTTAGCTTAGATAGGATTTTTGTTTTCATTCGTGATGAATAAAAAAAGGCAAACGTCCGATAGTATAAATACAACTATCAGGCGCTTGCCTTTTCTGTTAGTAATTCCGTTATTTTAATGGGCAGTGTACATCATCATACACCTGATAGTATTGCAAATGTACACATTATTTTTATTTAATCCAAATAAAAATTACAAATCTTTGAACACCTTTGGATAAATGAAATACTTTTCCGCATATTTAGGATTATTTGTGACGTAGTAGGGTAGGGCACTCCATCCCGATATTTGTTTTTTATGAGTTTGTGACCATTTGATGAACTTATCTGGTATGTCGGTTATCATCTTTGGTTTTACCGTTGTCGGTTCTTTGCCGTCTAATATCGCTTGCGTCATAGCGGCAATGTCTTCTTGTGTAGCGAATATCGGCGTCATGATACATCGGCAATGCGGATGCCATCCGTACCATACGAAATCTTTTGGGTACCTGCCTTGTGCATAGTCGCATATATCAACAAATGGCTCCGGCTTTCCTGTTTTCGGGTTCTTTAGCGTGTGGTTGTTCGATAATCTGATTTGAAAGCCTACAATTACCGGATTGTTTTGATAACTTTCCCATTCAGCCATCCGGTAAGAATTGTTTATTTCTGTTGCTGCAAGTCTTCTTGCGTTCATGTAGGAAGACCGATATACGCCTTGCCCGGGGTGATATTGCTTCGCCGCTTTGCTTAGCTTCAATTCTCCGGTTTCCTTGTCTCTTACGCGGCGGAATAGCTTTTTCGGTTCTTGTAGATATTCCCTTAAATCTTTGCTTAATTTTTGCGCCGATTCTCCGTTTGACACGGCAAGTTGTACGGATTCTTCAATTTGTGCCTTTATCCCGTCTTTCCATACTCTTGTGGATATGTCAAATTTATCTTTATTGAATTTAAAGGCATCCATCGCCTTATTCCGGTGCTTAAACAATCCGGATTTCCGCAAATTATCGGCTAATTCTGTAGAAATCTTGCTTAATACAAGCGTTTCCGTGACTTTTTCACCAATTCTCCATGCCGTTTCTTGGGCCGATGTGACAATAGAGTATATTTCATCGATAAGTTTGTCTATTTTCCCGTCGATGCCTTTTATTCCGTTAATATCAGAGAAAGATTTCAACTTTTTACCGGATAGATACGATTTAATACCCGGAATATTTGCTATCTCGCTTGAAAATTCGGAATACAAACGCTTCAAGCGGGATGCCGTTTGGGCGTCTAATTCGAGCAACAGGTTATATAACTGCTCGAGTGTTAAATCGTCTGTCTTCATCTTTTCTTTCTTCTTTCTCTTCTCTTTGTTTTGCCATCTGGATAGTCTTCAAGATACGAATTTCTGAACACGGAAAGGATATGAAGCCAAAATCGGTATAAATTATTCCTCTTCTTCATTTTCTTGGTCCCGTTGAAATTCCCCTAATAAGGAGCCTTGCGCCTCAATCTGTTGTTCCTGCCTTTCCTTTATCTCCTTCAGAATCTTGTCAAGCTCGACACTCGGGTCATTGATATAGTCGATTAACGTAAGTGCGGTTTCCCGGCTTATCAATTCAGAGCTATAAAGATTTATAATGTCTGCTATCTTTTCGCTTACATCGTCCTGAAATGGTTCGGCAAGCTGGCATGAAACCGAAAGATTTTCAACTTCTGACTTTAAAGATACGTCAAGCACATTCCCGATAATCGCCTTTATAATGCTTGCTTCTCGCTCATGTGCAATGTAGTATATCTCCATATTCTTCGCCCTCTTCATGTAGCCTAATGCCATAGCCCTTTTTAACGCCCTGCCTGTCGGTGCGCCTGCTGCTACAAGTGCGTCAAATGATAAGTCCGGCGTCATAGATAGCATATAGATACACTTTTCGAGGTCTTTAATCTCTTCTCTTTTCAAATCGACAGCCGTATCTACGGAAAGATAGTCAAATTTGCTGTCTTTGCTCGGTACGCCGACCACTTTACCGCCTCCTGCTTTTTCAGTGTCCGGCAATCCTGCCGTGTCTTTTTTGCTCTTTAAAGATTCGGCAACGTCAGCAGACATAACTAGTATCGGGTCGGCAACATAATCGTTTACATCGGATACGCGGGAACGGAGTGCCTCGATTCTATCTATTAAAGGCTGAATGCCGTACCAAGCCTTGTTTTGTGTGACATAGACAACAGGGATTTTACCTATCTCGTTTTTTTTTGCTATAACTTCCCAAGCTCCATTTGTTTTTTTGCATCGGTAAATAATAGTCGGGTAGTATATATCGAAGTGGTAAACCGTTTTTACCCCCTCCAACAGGTAATATCCATGCCCGAAAGAAAGCATGTTGTCGTATTGGTCGAAGAGCGGCCTTAATTCATCCCCTTTGCTTTTTGCGAGGACTTTAACACCAACCTTTTTCTCTCCAGCATCATTTTTGTAAACATAGTACAATTTTGCCGCCTCTGTTTCCGCGCCGGCTAATCTCTTAAACTCCCTCTGTGTGGTGTTCCATCGCGTGTTTTTCAGTACATCGGAATAAACTTGGAAAGCTCTATCCGCTCCGTCTGAATCCTGCTGCCATGTCGGAGGGTTCCCATACATGAATGTCAGTTCTATTTCATTTATGATTTGCTGATAGGGAGCTGATAGTTTTGCGAGGACTTTAGGAGGTCTCCCGATTCTAATTTTGTCTTGTTTACGCATAATCTTATGCGTATCTGGATTGTACTCTAAAATAGCCTCGTTTACCTCTTCGTCCCTGTTTTGTAACAAAGAAATGACCTTTGAAATGTCCCTATCCCGGATCAATTCTTCAACAGTCCGATTAATCCCTATAGCATTCTGAATAGTGTTTGATGCCGAATTGAAAAAAGTAGATAATAGATTCATGGCTTGCCGTTCTGTTTTGGGTGCCTTGTAACATCACAAGACAATGCAAATATAGTGATTTTCAGTTATAATATATCAATATCAAACTCATCTTTGTCGTAAAATACTTTCCGGTCGTAAATATGTCCTAATATTTCAGCAAGCACCCAATATCTTACTGCGTCAATGGCATGGTTGAACTTGTCAATCGGTTCATTTAGCCATTTTCCAGCCTTGTCTTGCAAGTAGGTATAATTATTAAACTCCTTTATTACATTCGAACTTCTGCGAGTAATACATATCTCGTATTCTTGCATTTTTTGAATGCCGGCCATCACACTACCTTTGAACTTCTCAACAGGGTAGATGTTTATTCCAGCATTATATATTTCTTGAATCAGTCGAGGATCTGCACTTTCGGAAATAACTCTCATCTTCGGCACGCCTTTGAACTCTTCTATTATGTCGCCGGCTAACATGTGCGTCTTATAGCATATTTCATCTATGTATAGCTTATTGTCAAGCAAACCAACATCCACTATAGCTGTAGGGTCATGAGTATATCCGAAGTCGTTAGCGTATCCGCGCTTCTTGCAATAATCTGGTATTGAATCAACTAACGTGTATTTAGGGAAAACAAGCCCCTCTACTTGGCATTGCAATCCAAGCCCGTAAACCCTCCATAGGGATTCATTCTTATATTGTAAGCTCTCTATTTCATCGATGATTGTTTGTTCTAGAAATGGGTTATCCTTGTATGTAGTGATGAAATGGTAGGTGCGTGGGTCTCTATTTATTTCACAAAGCCAATGGTCGTCAGAGAAAGATGGATTATAGTCAATGATGGCAAACTTTGTCGTTCTCATCTTAAGCTGCTGCCATTCAATGAATGATATTTCGTTAGCTTCATTCACAAATAGTATATCTCGCTTACGTCCTCTTATCTTCTGCTCATCATCAGTAGAGAAAAAATCAATCCATGATCCGTTGGGAAATGTATAGATGAAGTCTGTTTTGTTCATACATCCTCTCTCATCATATATTCCCATATTCCGCATTATCTCCTTGAAATCAACAAATACGGTAGCCTTTAATGCCGGAAGTGTCTTTCTGACGATAGATAATCTTAAACCGGGATTCTGTAATAAATAGGTGATAAGTCTTATAAGGATGTTGTATGTCTTACTCGAACGACTGGAGCCTTGCGCCGATATCGTGGTATATTTGCGCTTTTTTTGTCCGTCTACAATATCAAACTGATTAATAGCATTATCAACAATGGAGAATATTTTAGTAGTTTGTATCTTCATGTTCTACATCCTCCCTTTTGTCAATAATCTCGATGTCGATTTTGGGGATTAAGTCTTTCCCGTCCTTTCCTGTTATCTCTGTTGTGTTTGGAATTTTTCCAAATATGCGTTCTGTGATGTCGTTTAAGGTTTTGACCTCGCCACGTCCAGAATCTTTATACAATGCCCGGCACACGTTTACAATCCAAATCGGCGTGTTTTCATCTTCTGCGATGCTATTTATCTCTTTCTTGGTGCATTGCATCAGATAGGCAATAACATCTTTATATTCCTCGTGGGATATGTTGTATTTCTTTTTGGCGATGGTGTATAGCTTGGGTTTTCTGCCACGATTTACAGGCTGATTGTCACTTGTAAAAAGTGTTTTATATCCTTTTTTATTTCCTTTCTCAAATTTTGCCATTTTTCGCCGTTTTTTCGCCGTTTTCAATAATTATTCATCTAGAAGCACGGGTCGGGATGTCCTTGTTGGACAGTAATTGTGTTATTGTGCTATCGGTGAGGGCTCTAGATATCTTTGCCGTAGTTTATTTCTTTATTGTCATCTCTTTGCTTTTTTATATATCTTAATATCCATTCCTACTGACCTTGCAACAGCAACGGGACGACTACTTAAAAAAGATATATTATTTTTTAAGTCGTAGTATCCAATATCAACAGGCTTTGAATGAGGATAATATACCTTTCCGTACAGTCTTTTTTTGTCGTTTTTTTCCCATAATTTCCATTCTATAGTACCAACAGGTTTACCATGAATGTCTATATGAAGTTCTGGGACCTCAATAATTCCATCTTTTGTATTATATGTTTTAAATCCTTCCCTTTGTTTTATTGTTTTCCCTCTGCTACTTGATGAACTACTACTTCTAACTCCTCCGCTTGTTTTAGCCATTTTCACCTCCTTTTTTTAACTCTGTTAGCCATAAACTGCTCCACATACAGCACATTATTCTGTATGCAAAGCTCTTTTATCTTATCTCCTCCGCCGTAAACCATCATGTTAGGATTATCTTTCCCTGATATTTCACGGGTGATTTGGATTTCTTCTTTCAAATATTCTTGTCTGTCGGCATATCCTCGTGTGAAGAATGCGTTATATCCGTTAGGGATGCCGAGACGGTTGTACTTCTGAAATTTCCTCGATACGTTCAGGTCGACATAAATATTGGCTCCGCATTCTTGCCAATATCTGGCAATCCACCTCTTTTTATATATTTGTTGTAAACCGTAGGCGATAGGGGTTGTATCGAATAGAGACAAGTTGGGCTCTACCAAATCCGTACATCCGCTATTCAGTACCTCGTTAGGATTCTTCCATATCGCTTCAAACCGATAATCTTCCACATAAAAATGATAGGTGGATATGCCTTTCTTCGCTCTTTTATCACTTCCCCATCCAGAGAAAGGCAAAAGAAGACCGCTTTTGGGCTGTCCGTCAATCTTTAGGTTGGGTATGTCAAATTCATTATTGCTGTCATAAATCCGATCGCCCAACATCATCGCATAGTAATCGGCATTTTCATCCTCTTCTTCCTCATCCTTTTTCGGATCTTTGCTTTTTTTCTTCGGCTCTTGCCATACATCAAATCCCCAATCGTCCAATTCTTCCATATCCCATTCATTGGCTATCATATCCCAATCAGTTTCACCGAATGAATTGTTATCTTGAATCACTATTTCACGGAGTTTCTTTGTAGGCATGTCCTCTGGAAGAATACATACAGGCACTTTTTCCCATCCTAATTCAGAATAAGCATTTAGGCGCATATTACCACCCAAGGCAATATAATTTCCGTTGAGAGGGTAGACGATGATTTCACGGGCTTCTGTCAGTTCGGGAAGAGCCTTTATGGATTTGCATAGTTTCTTGAATTTCTCTTTGTCAATGTGCCTCGGATTTTGCGGTACATCGTTTATCTGTCCCTCATTAGGCAAGACTAAAGAAATATCAACTTTATCATGAATTACTTTTTGTTTCATGTCCGCCGTTCAGATTAATGTGTGTTGCTACATAACAACAAAACAAAAATAGCGATTATTTATAATAAATCCAAATAACGCATTTCATGGAAAACATTTTGAAAAAAGTATTGCATAATTCAAAACAATGTCTTATCTTTGTATCGAAGAAAATGAATAAATAATAATTTAAAATTTAAAAATATGAAAACTTTAGAACAAATTAAGGACATCTGTAGAAGAGAAAACAATTTTGGTATGAATATAGAACAATGCAAAATCTTCGACAAATACACAGATATGTTGTACGAAGCGTGGGAAACGTGGAGCGACGATGTAACAAAGGAATTTTGGGAAAGCGACGAAAAGCCGGATGAACCTACCGATTCTTTTAAAAAAGACTTTTTTAATAATTTCTGTTTTGAAGAAGAATTCTAATATAGAGAGGCTAAAAGTATTAAATACGATGTAATCGAGGGCATCAATTTTACGAAAGAAGAATACGAAGAAAAGACTGTCGGCAAAGGTTATGCAACTTTCGTCGAGTTTGTTGATAGAATCGTCGAAGATACTATCGAAAATGGAAGTATTGAAGACGCTGTTTTTATAGCAAACGATGCTTACGACAAATTGTAAAAAAAAGAAGTAATGGAAGAAAAGAAGCAACGTGGCGGAGCCAGACCAGGGGCAGGGAGAAAGAAAGGGAAGACGATGCTACCGATAAGTTTTCGCATAGAAGAAAATATATTGCAAAAACTTAAGGATGTAGGTAATAAAAATAGATTCGTAAACATCGCCATCCGGGAAAAGCTGGAGCAAATGGAGACCTTTACAAAAGAGGGGGACGAAGTAGAATAGCGAGGTTAAGCCCAGCTATTCTACTTTTAAAGTTACAGATTTCCCGCAGTGCGGACAGGTAATACGGACACTACTACTTTCTTTCTCTTTAAATAACTCAGAAACCGGGACATCTAAAGCCTTAGCTATTTCGCATAACTTTTGTAATGTAAGATTCCGGTTTAGCAGCATAGATAAACCAGGCTGTGTTATTCCCATCCGTTTGGCTAACACCTGCATGGTTATTCCTTTCTCCTTTGCAATCTCTTTTACTCTTAGCATATATGTTATATTTAATATTATCGACAAAGATAGATAAATAATGTATATCCGGAAAGAATTTTATATTTTTCAATACATAAGTGAAAAATATTTTTGTTTTTTCTTGTGTAATATTAATATATGTGTTATATTTGTATCGAAATAATAATACATGATTTTAAAAAATAAGGCTATGAAAATTTATAACTACAAAACAGGTAAGGCAGTTTTCGTAAACAACGAAAAAATAGAAATTAGTAATAAGGTTGCTGAAATTTTGGAAAACTACACTATGTTTCCTGAAAACATGTATCAGGATTTGGGTATTGAAAAACGCCCGTTTGTACAGGATAAGGATGGAGACGTATTAAAAATGGCAGAATCTACCGAAGTGGAAAATTTCGAAAGTAATGGAGAAAATAACTTTAATGTTACTTTTATGCTCTACAAAGGGGTTGTATTTGGAGTTTACGGTGAATATGAGGGACAGGATGCAAGCTGTTTAAGACAGTTTGATCTGAATCAGGTTTATAATGAATTTAAAAACACAAACAAATAAACTATGGATTTAATCGTACTGAAAAGAAATGAAGAAGATAATATAATGTATATTATCGAAGAAAATAAGTTTGAAACGACTCGCCTATCGGAGTGCTATGACAAGTTTGGACAAAAGATCGGCAAAGAAAATGCCGAGGATTATTGCTTAGAGAATAGTTATTGCACTGAATTACGGGAAAGATTTTTAAATGACCTGCAGACGGCCGGTTTTGAGGTAGAAAATAAATCTTGGGAAGATTTTGTTGAGAGCGATGACAACTCCATCAAGGAGTTTGTCGAAAACTGGCGTGATGAAAACGAGGTTTACACAGAAGCCTTAGCCTACAATTACTGGGATGGAAATAACTGGAGGTCTGTAATTTTAGACGATGACGCTAATGGTTATAGCGTTAACTACGAAAAGGTAGAGCAAGAACTTGCTGAGCAAGTTCTTACAGCGTACAAAAATGTAACTTTCCCTGATTACAAATTTGGGAAGAGTGAAGTAGAGTCGGATGGTTTTGTGTTCTTAAAGACTCAGTATCCAGGTGATCCATTCCTGACTACTGTTGAACTCTAAAATAAAGGAATTTGCCTGCTTAGGGTTTAGGTGCCTGAGCATATGTTAATCTAAAAACTTATGTCAGGCAGTTTGTTAGCATAAGTTTTTGAGGCATAAAAATAATTTATTTTACCTTTATTGGTGTATTTTCTTCCAATTTTATATATTTGTGGTGTCCACTGTAACCGGAATTGAAATTTGTTTTTTAAGAGGTAAAGTGTCCCTTTTAAAAATTTTAATTGAACCGTAACAGTGGACATTTTTATTTCAACACTACTTACAATTCCAAATAATAATGTATATTTGTAATCCCTTCTGCATTGGAATTGAAATATGTATGTGGCTGTTTTATTATGCCTTGAATTGTACCAGCAGAAGGGATTTTTAAAAGAACATTACTGTAATGGAATTGAAATATATATAGGGTTGATTGCCTTTAATTGTCTTAAATCGAACCAACAGTAATGTTCTTCTGTTTTTTTTAAATTTAAAACGATGGTAACTGAAGAAAAAATTGTCGACCTGTTAGGGGATTATGTTTCATGTATATCCCTAACCGAAGAACAGAAAGAATTAACACCTGAACAGAAAGAGTTTTATCAGGCTGCGGATGTTTGCCTTGAAATCCTGAAAAGGACAAGGTTAATATCCGGAATAGTAATAAAGCGGCCGGATGAATTTAAAGAGGCATGGGAAGAAGATAAGACTGAGTTTGATTTTATGTCTAAATACGCTATTTCTACCTGCGAAATAGCTGATGAAGTCATGAAAAAAATCCGGGA